CCAACCAACGATCTGTTGATAAAATACTTCTCCAGCTCGAAAGTAGTGAAGAGTAAACTACAATCACACCGAGCTACCGGGGAGATTATATACACAACACTCGACAAGGAAGATGCATTCCATGCCGAACAAAGCTTGATAGAGAAACACCTCAACGATTCACTATGTCTAAACCAATCATGTTACTTCAAACGACCGGGATTCGGACTACTAGACGAACAATCCAGAGCCAAATTGTCGAGTAAAACAGTGGAACGCTGGATGGACCCAGAGTATAAAGCAGCCATGTCAAAGAAACAATCGGCATCGTGGACCGATGAAAGAAAACAGAAACACTCAACCCTGATGAAAAAGAGATACGCCAATGGGACTTTAAATCATTTAATCGTTGGCGGAACTGGTGGTCGAAACAACAAAGGAAAACCACAGAGTGTGGAGCATATTACAAAGAGAACATCCATGCGTATAGGCAGCACACACTCCGTGGAGTCAAAGCAGAAAATATCACAAGCACTTTCGCGCACAGCAACTTGTATTCACTGTGGGAGAACTATGTCAGTGAGTACCTGTACAAGGTATCACAATGACAAATGCAAATCAATCATAAATGATATTCACGGTTTATAACTTTTACCGAGAACCAGTCCCGAAGGATGGCGCTCATGAACGGCTCGGCAGGGCGAATGACGATGCCCTCGGCAGCTTCCCCGTTGGCGTACTTCTGGCAGTCGGCGTACTTCTGGAGATCGTCGAAGGTCCAGTTGAAGTCTTCGATGATGCAGATGATCGGAACCAGATTCAGGTTCAGGATCGTCGCCAGTCCCAGCATCTCGGTCAGACCCAGACGCCTACGGTGCTCACGGTCTTCGATGTTGAACACTGCCAGATCGACGCCCTCGATGCCGAGCTTGTTCTTCTGAATGCCCTGACCGTAGAGTTCGCCCTGAAGGATAAGAGTGGGATACTCTTTCAGCTTCTCCGCAAGATTGTACTTACGTGCGGCGATCCAGAACTTGTTGGTTTCCGCATCGGCGATCATGTTGTTCCGGGAGCAGACGATCAGTTCCCCGTTGGCCGGTTCATGATAAATCAGTCGAGGAACTTCCTTCGATCTTCAGTGTGATGTAGACCGTCTTGCCCTGCAGCTCGTCGATGAGACGGGTCTTGTTGGCAAGGTTCAGCTCGTCGGTCTTCGAGATGAGGTGGGACGGGAAGTCGCCCTTCCGACGCATCTCTCCGAACCCGGAGCCAGCCCCGGTGATGACAGGCGGAATATACTTGGTTACGCCGATTGTCTTGGTCAGGTCGTCGCCTTCGACCGCAGCCTTCACCACACCCATTCCGATAATGCTGTTATCAATCATGTAGTCGCGGACAACAGCCAGCGGCAGCACGATGCCCTGTGAGTAGATCTTCCCTACCACATCGTCACCATCTTTCAGTGTGAACGACTTCGGTTTCACACGGTACTTGAAGGATTCCATGAACGAGAACAGATCAGTCTTCGGCACCACGGTATCGTACTTGATGAAGACAACCAGATCTCCGACTGTGTGCAACCCCCTCTCCACAACACAAGTAAACCCACAATCGGTTAACTCGCATAGCTCAACCCGATCCTTACCGGTTATCGGTGCCAATGATTTAACCCGTTTCATGGTCGCCAGATCAAGACGATCCAGAATCTCCTCTGCATCCACATTAGATATTACTTCGTTTTCTTCCATTCCACGTCTCCTTCCTTATTTTAGATGCCTCTAATCCGTATATATCTTCATATGTCTTGCCTTTTGTGATATTGGGAGTAGATCTCTTATTTCTCGTTGGTGTATCTGGGGACCAGTTATGCTCCATCAACATAACATCCAATAATGTTTTGATATCGTCTCTTGTGTACGATGCCACTCTGTCATGGGATTCTACATCAGAAACCTTCACAATATCCAATACAGCCCAATCGGTCTTCAGATTGGTTATTCTGTAGTAACTATCACCACACTTCGTCTCTACTTCCGAACGGCTATAGATCAGTTCTACTTCCTTTGTGTGTATATTCACACACAAATAGCATTTCTGATTGATCAACTTACACATGTCCTTCACCTTATCCGACACAGCACGTTGTTGCATTTGTATGCATCTACGTTGCTTCAACTTATCCGAAACGTCTACTCCGTACATCTCTTCATATGTCTTTCCTTTTCGTATGGAAGAAAGCTTGGTTCTTATCTCATCTCTATTTGGATGATCATCCAGTCTATACGAATATTGTTCGCCACCTCTCGTCATGTTATATCCCATACAATCGGGATTCCCAATATAAGTGTTGAACCTGTCGATGTAAGATATCTCCATCTCACACAATTCTGCTTTGGATTTGCAGTATTCTAGTATCTCCCACTCGAATGATTCTTCACCATACTTCCGTATAGCAGCATAGAACACTCTGAATTTACCGGTTGTCCTGAGTGCAGCTACAATATGCCTCCGTTTATATTTCTCGAAGTCTTGGACAGTGATTCCGATATACGACTTACCTGTGTTGGCGTTCGTTGCTTTATACACAACCCCATAATAATCTTTCATATCCTCTCCTTTTTTATAAACCTGCATACTACTATTTATAAAAAAGGAGAGAATACCAGATGCTACCGGCAATTCGAGTGTTCGTCAACGAAGTTGTTGACCATGATGCGGATCGCATCTTCATCGGTCCCGGAGAATTCAAATGTAGCATCACAGTGACCACAGCTCACCTTGGCAGTCGCCTGTGAGGTTGAGTTATCTTTCGCCTCGATCCACTCTTTCTCTTCCTTCATGCGCTCAGTTTCAGCGACGATGCGAGCCGTTTCCACCTCAACCAGTGCGACCTTCGCCATGGTGAGCTGTGCTTCTGCTTTGATCCGATCTGTCCCCAGTTGCTGGCTCTCGATGAACCAGTACCGCTCGTCGGGATCTGTCGTAGTGACCTCATCTCCTTTCTCCTTGGTCAGACCCAGCAGGGCTTCCATGAGCATCGAGGCGCTGGTGTCCATCGACACCCCAGCAACGATCTCTCTCACGACGAGAGAATGGTACACCTTGTAGTGACCACCCCATTTGAACTGGATGCAGTCGTCGCCGTCTATCCCGTACTCGATCTTTCCGGGCTGGGGAAGCACCGATTCGACCAGCGCCATCAGTTCGTTATTGGGAATTTCTATGTCTTTTGGCGGCATATTAGAGCGCCCCCTTGACGAGTGCGGATGCCACCTTGCCGTCGTACAGGCCAGTGTGGTTCTCTTTGAGATAAGTCATGATCCCCTTCATGTCGGTTGCGCCAAGGTTCTTGGCATACCCGATTGCAGTCTGGATCGCCTCCCCGGTCATCTGAGCCGGGATGAACTTCACAAGGATCTGGATCTCGGCGAGTGCCGCATCCTTCTGGTCCTGTGTTGCTGTGTTCTTGATGACGACGCCAGCCACGGTGATGGTGTCCCCGAGAATGAGCTTGTTGTTCTCCACGCTCTTCTTGAGTATGGCGACCACAAATTCATCTGTAGGCGTCTTGGTTGCTCGGGTACAGTCTCCTATCAAGACTCCGAGAAGATCCTTTGTAGGGGTATCCTTGGACTTCATGGCATCCATCCTTGCCTTGTTCATTACATCGATCAGCATTGTTCTCTCCTTACTTAATTCGGTGTTCGACCATGAAGACATGATCGGTTGTGATTACTCCATCCCTGCGAATGAAGCTGCTTGTGTACTTCAGCATGTGATATTCATAATGCTCAGTGTCCGTTGCCCTCACTACATCATCTCCCTCCGGGGAATCCCAGTTGGTGGATGAGATCACCGTTGCCGGTGGATCTACCATTTCCTCGAAGGAATGGTTGGTGGTGTTGCGGCGAGGGCTTTTACATCCCTCGAACTCCGCAAAGCCACAGAGAACCCAGCCGCCCTGCTTCTCCGAATATTGAAACAGGTTACTATTCATGCTTCATCTCTCTCGATGATCACCAAACAGGTGGGCGAGACGGTGGAGTAGTTCTGTCCACCAATGGATGACGGCATGGCGCATGTGTTCGCCACGGTCCATCCCGCCATCAGGAACTCATTGAGTCCCGATACATCATTCCCTACGACCAGTGCTTTTTGCATAGTTTCCTTTTTCCTAGTAGTTGAGTACCTTCAGAATGAGATCACTCGCCAATCTGAATTCAGATTCGACATTGTCAGTTCCACGCTTCCGCATGTTGAACAAGATCGACGCAAACTTCGTCCGGGGAACGACTGCCTGAGCGAACGCCTTCTGATCCTCGATGCCCTTACATTCATCCCACACGGTGCTCAGTGCGGCGTAGTGTTCGGCGACTGCGATGTTGACTGCGTCGTATGCTGACTGGACTTCAGGGAAGTACGCAAGTAGTTCAGCGCCCTCGCCCGACAGAACGAAGGGCAAGATGTACTTCGGCATGAACATGTTCTTGCCCTCGCCCTTCAGGTGATGCAGCGCAAGGTACGTGGTTGACTTGATCTTGATGCGAAGACCATTGCCGTCCCTGACCACGACGCCCTCGAAGGTCGCATCGGTTGCGCTGTTCATCAGCAGGAAGCTCACGATGTCATCCACCGACCCGAACCGGAACTTCCTCGGTCGGTCGAACCCCATGTGACTGGCAACTCCGTAGAGAAAGTTGTCACTGACATCCTTCCCGTCCCCGGTGATGATGCCCAGCAGGAACAGCTTCGGCTCCTTGTATGCCCGGACCACCTTGTTGTGCATGGTGCAAAGCTCGAAAATGTAGGTGCAGTCCTTGGGCAGCTCCTCTTCCCGGCCAGCCAGCATGTCGAACACCAGACCATCCCAGCACGGACCATCGGGATACATCTCCATGTCGGCGAACGACCCTCTGGTGGTCACCCTCCACCGGCTGTCGGTATGGTCGTAGAACAGGCTGATCCACGAACCGTCCACCTTCTCGGTTGCGAAGAAGTCGGCCCAGTCGAACTTGCCGGTGATGTCCAGCGCCTCACCGTAGTTGAAGAACCGAGTGAAGCATGCGCCGACGATTGCATAGGTGTCCCGGTTCAGTACCAGACCCCGGCACTCCATGACGATGGGATGCATCTTGGGCGAATCGATCTGGTCGTAGCACAGCTTCGCCAGATGACCATCGAACTTGACTTTGATGCCCAGCTCTGCAGTTAAGGTTTCGAAAGAGTTCCCCGGAGTAATTAGGTATTTCTGTACTTCAAGCATCACATCTCCTTGTTGGATGGACGAATTCGTGCGACATCAGAATCATGGTGACACTGTCCCTTGGGACCGAACCATGTATCTGCATTCGGATAACAGTGTTCAACCACAAGTCCATTCTTCAACATGATGTCGTACCAGCGTTTGTTGCGCTTCCCTGTATATTCAAACCATCCAATGGTCATCGTTACTCCAATCTGAATTTAGATTACCGACCCCGAATCTGACCGGAGTTGAGTCTGGATCTGAAGTCGCGCTGTTGTTTGGTAATGAGATGGCCGATGTGGAACTTGAGACATTCGCAACAGAAGTATGTCTTGAAGATCCCGCCCCACTTTTCCTTGGCGACGTCCGCAGCCAGCATCGCATCACGTTCCGTCTCATGCTGGTGCTTGCCACTGCTACAGGTGCTGGTCAGTTTATACGGGCATGCCCCGCCAGAAGCTTTTCATACCCGACCAGACTTCCGCTGTACACTCCCCCACAGTCCTTGACCTTCTTGCCCTGTAGGAGTTCCAGAACGCTCATGGTGTTGACCTTCCGCCATGCGCCTTTCATGGACTTCGCCTTGACTCTGATTGTCAGGTGCATGCCCAGCACCTCGAAGCCGATATCGTATTGATCCATGGCCATGACTACAGCTCCCTGATTGCGGTCCTGATGGTTGCGAGTGAATGATGGATCAGATACTTGGCTCCCGGATGGAGCGGAGTCGGCCACTTTCCGAAGTCAACCCATGCGTATCCCTGATTCTCGAAGTTGAGTATCGGTTCGAATTCGTCCTCGACGATGGCCAAGAAGTTGTGGTACCTGAAGCCGCTCTCATGTTTGAAGACAACCAGTGGAATCAGGCGCACAGATCCTTCGTACTCCGTCTCTTCCACGACCTCTCGCCGCACGGCAGTGGCCGGATCTTCTCCGATGTCGATTGCCCCGCCCCAAGTTCCCCAAGTGTTCGGCTCCAGAACTTCATCGGAACGATGTGCGAACAGGATACGCTCGGTCTGGTTTGACAGGAATAGGCACCCCGCACCCCGGCGTCCCCAGAACCCAGTCTCTTCCTTAGCAGCCCTGTGTTGTTCACGGGACGGATCATAGTCTTCTTCTATCGTGACAGCATTGTCAATCATTCACTCTCCCTATTGCAGATACAGCACTCCACCCACCCGGATTCGACGTCGATATCCTCGCCGCTACATCCGCATGACTGTGGTCCCTCTTGAAGGAAGGGATCGTCACCGGACCATATGTCGTCGCAGAGTGGGCAGTTGTACAGGTAATATCCTTCTATGTCACCACAGATCGGACAGGTTTCATCGTCATCCATTCAAAGCTCTCTTCAGTTTGTTGTCCTTGTAACCATTGCTCTGGATCTCTTTCACCCTGAAGAAGAACGGGATATCCAATACAGGATAGAGTTCTCGGTCCTCGATCAGTGAGAAGATGATGTAGTCATGCTTGTTGTAGTTACACTTCTTGCAGGTAACGATCTGGTTGCTGATGTCGTTCGACCCGCCAAGGATGACCGGGATGATGTGCTCCAGCTCGGGAGCGCCCTCGATCTTCTTCTTGCAGTATCCGCAGATGCAACCCTGCTCTTTGAACAGTTGCCCCCGCTTCTCAATTCTATCTCTCGCTGGTTCTCTCATGACACCGTATCCTGTTTAACGGGTCACGTATGACCCTTTACTGTCTGTACCAGACTCGGTACCGGCACTCCATCGTATCGATCTGGAAGATGGACTTGGGATCGATCCCACATTCGCCCAGCCACGCATTGAATCTGAATTCGAAGTCGTGACTATGGAACCGAGCCGCATCGAACATCCGCATCTTGACTAGCATGGCGTCACCTCGTTGGGATCGAATCCCAGCTCTCCGTGGATCTGGATGCAGCGTTCGACCGCATAGTCCCACGTCATGGTCGAGTGGTTCCTGAAGGAACGCTTTCCCTCGTCCAGAGCATCACAGACCTCGTTGATGTCCTCGGTGATCTTCTCAGTCGCTTCCTTCACCAGATCGGCGATCAGCTCTTCCCGAGTTGCATTGGAGATGATGAACCCATCGCAGATCGTGGTGAAGATTGCGTACTTCCCGTTCGGCTGCTTCAGCGTGATCCTCGCCATTATATATGATCCTCACGCCGGGAGCCAGTACGATTCCCATGGACATGACAAGGAACACGACGCTGGTGATGCAAGCAATCCAGAGACAGATCTTGAGGAATGCATCGATCCCGTGCTGCGCCAGATGGTCCCGAAGAATGCCGTAAGGATCGCGTTGTATAGTAAGAACATCTGCATTGGTGTCATTGGTTCTCTCCTTAAATCTCGATTCAGATTACCATCACTTCGATTCGAAGTCAATACTTATTTTTCTTTATTCTCGATGGTCCAGAAGGGAACCAGACTCACCTCCAGCTTGCACCGGAGGATGTCGGTGGTCTTATATCCATTGTAATTGGAATGACCCTTCACGGTGCCTTTGACTGTGAACCAGCAACTCTGTGTCGTATCGATCTCGGTTTTGGTGCTCCAAGAGAACAGGTTGCCATTGACATCTACAAACTTGTGAAAGTACGAATAACCGAACCGCCCTCCGTCCGAACCATGTGACTGGGTCCACCTGAGCTGGAGGGTCAGCTTCTCACCCTCCTCTCCGATCCACTCCGAAGGTTTCGCCTTCGCCCGTGCCTCGATCAGGTCCATGGCTTTGCGGTACTGCGGCACGATGGAGACTGTGTATCCCATGAGCTGCATCTTGGTTGCGCCAGCCGTGGCAATGCGGATCAGGTTCAGGTTGTAGTCCGAAGTGTCCGGGAGGGTCTTGACCCACTCGATCATCGGGCGAGTCGCTTCGAGATCTTCTTCGGTGATCTTGTAGACCTCACCTTCGAAGCCCTTCGGCGGATGGAGCTGGTCGATCACGTCGTCTGAAGTCGGGCAACCTTCACCGGTTTCCATGACCTTCTTCTTCGAAGTGTAACCCCATTTACCGACGCACTTCACGGTGATTGCCAGTACCTGTTCCAGATTGTAGTACATGGTAGAGCGATCACTGCCGCCCTCGTACCCGTACTCCTCATCCAACTCAGTCACCATGCTGATGTAGGAAGCGTAGAACAAGAACATCTCAGCCGCTTTGTGGCCCAAGAAGTCTTTGACGCAAGTGGAGCCGACCCGTTTGAACTCGCCGGTCTTCACGTTCTCAACGATGTAGGTGGTGTTGCGAGCACGTTTGCTGTTGCAATGTTCGCAGTAGGAATCGTTCGACTGGTACTGGACAGGAGTCTCTTTACCCGGAGCCGACCTCATGGTCTGACCAAGGACCGGATCGTGATCGCAGCAGGAAACGAACTGCCAGTCGGACAGCTTCGGGGACTCGCCGAGAAGTATCACCTTGACGAAGCGAGCCTTGGGTCCGTGGATGTCCTCGGGGTTGATCGGACGGTAGACTTCCTCGTTGGTGACGGTCAGTTCGATCTGCTCGCATTCCAACTTGATCGCTTTGCGGTTCATCTTCTTGATGTTCTGCAGCAGCTTGTCGAGTTTGCCTTCGTAGATCCAGCCGATGATCTCTTCCATGTTGATCCCCTTTGTCTCGTTCGTTGAAAACAGAATAGCAAATCTGAATTCAGATGTCAATACCCCGGACAAATAAAAAAATGGGCTTCGATATTCTCGAAGCCCATCTGTGAATCTTAGGTGTTGAATCTGAATCTAGGCTCGCAGCGAGCACTCCAGATCATCGCAGTTGGCGCAGTCAGCAGCCCGTGTCATGAGCGCATCGACGAAGTCCAGCTCCATCGCCTCGATCACCAGCTCATCGACCGGGACGCCCAGCTCGTCTGCCTTGGCGTGAAGCGCCTCAAGGATGGAAACCGGCATCGCAACTTCGATTACCTTCGTCTCCTCCATCTCAAGGTACACTTCGAGGTACGCCTTCTTGACCGCATCGTAGGGGCTGTCGCACCAGTTCTCGGTCCTCGTCAGCACATTGAGCTGGATGGATGTCACCGTCTTACCCACTACTGCAGACACCTCGTTGGAGTAGAGGTACCCTCCCTGACCGTTGCAGATCAACGACATGTTCGCGGTATCGACGCACTGCGCCATTGCATTCATCATCTTCACCATTTCCACAGCCTCTCTTCCAGTCATTTCACGATTCATTAAAAGATCCTCTCCTGTCCGATCTACCTGTTGCGGTTTCCTCCTGCCGCCAATCGGCAGTGGATGTGGTGAACCTTACGCCCTGATGATAGCATTTGCAAGTTTCTTTTTGTTATACTTATTTCATCTCTTAATCCAAATCTACAACACTGTTTTAGATCCGCCCCGGTGGGATAACCCACCGGGACTTAACGCTGTTTTCCGATCCGGGACTCCCTGACATCCGTCCGTTACTGGAGCATGCGCTCACCCTACATGCAGAGGAAGGAGGGATCGAACCTCCGAATGCCAGAATCAAAATCTGGTGCCTTAACCGCTTGGCCACTCCCCTATGTGCTCTAATACTACGTCCCGTTATATGGCCATCTCTACGCCATATAACGGGCTTTCTCCCTCATTAAGCTTGAGGCATGCTACCATTTCATGAGTGCAATGTCAATTCATATTCGTCCAGATGTATAAGTTTTTTTATACACCCCCAACGAACCTCTATAGATTGAATACTTGGATGAACAGGACCAACTAGATCGGATTACTTCCCACCAAATCTCGGCTTCGTGAACCAGTCACCGAACCCGTCGAGGACGTCTGAGATCCAGATACCGATGGTAGATTGGACGAATGTCCATTTGATGTACAGGGCGAGCACGACCGGCCAGAAGCATATGATTGCGATCACGCCAAGTATAGACATGCCCTCACCATAGTAACTGCATCGGATGTCGTCGATGATATCTTCACCGTCGCCCAGACATCCGCCCATGCAAAGGATGAAGTTCACTACAGCCCAGACGAATACTATACCACCGATGATTATCATTTCGTTCTCCGTGTTCGGTTAGTTGATGTTAACTGGAGCGGGTGAGGGGAATCGAACCCCGCCCTTTCGGAACAGATTGGAAGTCTGGTGGTCGCCCTTTAACCTATTCACCCGCATAATTTTAATTCATCTTGATGCCCAGCGTTCCTCTACCGTATCCTTTATTCCGACCTTTTGCGTTTGGCGTCATCGCATGACAGTTGGGGCAAATGATACACATATTGGATACCGTATTGTTGCTGGCATTGCCGTCGATATGGTGCAATTCGACTGGCACTGGTTCATTTTTCCATTCGGTCGCACCACAATCAGAACACCGATGTCCATCACGTTCGATCAGATACTTTTTCAGTGTAGTACGTTTGGAAACTTCTCCACGTTCGATCTCAGCTTTTTTCTTTTTCCACTGATGGTCCGTACCACATTTGGTAGAACAGAACGATGCAGTTCTAGCAGCCAAGAATATAGAGCCACACTCTACACACGTCTGTTTGTTTCTCTTACGTCTCTTGGGTTGCTGCTTCGCCGAACAGCTATGTCCGCAATACTTATTACCAATGCCATGTTGTTCGTATGTCAGAGGAGATTTACATCGCTCACATAGTGTCGGACTCAATTCGTATTTGCTGCGCTTGTCCAGATCTAGTTGCCGATACCGACCGACGTTCGAACATGAGATGGAACAGTACAGTCCAGATGTCTTTGGCTTCGCTTCGAACTCAGTATTACAGATCACACAATTTTTCATTCAATACCTCCGATTGGATTGCCATCAAAGGTATTTATAAAAATGAAAAAAAGAGTCGAATGTTTACCAAGGAGCGGTTCCATTATTCGGAACTTCAATCTCAATTGTTTGGGCGATCAATCCACGCAGTAGAGATCAACCTGCGTTTGTTCAGGATCGTCACGGCGACATGGGCCGGATAGGATACCTGAACGACTCGAAACCTTATTTCACTTTCTTGGGCCGCTTGGCGACGATCTGGTTCTTCACTGCGGCGTATGCTGCGGCGGGGACGCCAGCCTTGGCGACGATCTGATCCTTCCCGGTGTAGGGACGACCAGCGATGATCTGACCGGCGTAGGGGGCGAGTCCCTTGACGCCCTGAAGCTCTGCGCGGGAACAGGTGTTGATGTCGAGCAGGGCGGGGGGCGGTCCTGCGAGTGCGCTGGTTGCGAGTGCGAACATCAGGGCGATTGCTACGATAATTCTTTTCATTAGTTCATTCCTTTGTGTTGCTGGATTGGTCCTGCTCTACCAACTGAGCTACCCCGGAATGGTAGATGACCGGTACCACCTCTACTGTGTGTTCGGCCACTCCCCGGTGTCGCTTGGCTTACCGCAGAGCGGACAGATCCATGGTGGTTCGTAATTCGGAAGCATCATGATCACTTCGCACTCTTCACACACCGGAGGTCCAAGTCCCATCTACTTGATCAGCTTCTTGGCACACGCCGCCATCAGTCGCTTGTTGCGTTCCCTGATCACCACCACATATGCCACGTTGAGTTCCTTGTCGGACATGCGTTCCATCTGACGCTTCAGTGCAAACTCGTCGAGGAATTCCATGTACCCATACAGCCCACACCAGAACCCTTTCGCGTTGACATCCTTGGTACATGTGCTCTCTTGCCCACAACCTCTACCTATGTATTCGCAATTCATTAGTTAGTTCTCCTTGGCCTGTTTTGCCCAGTAGCCTCTGGGTGGTTTATCTATAGACAACAGTTTACATCTTTTTGCGACTGCATTATCACTGACTCCAAACATCAGCGCAACTTTGGTTGTGGGCATCGACCATACTAACTTATGCAACTCATCAGCATCCACGTCAAACTTCCGTGGTCTTGGGACTTTGATTTTAATCTTAGGCTGTCTTGATCGTATAATCTTCGGGACTTTTGGTTTAGAGTCCTTCCGTCTACCATAATTAGGCGTCTGTGAATGACAATTGGGACACATGAATCTCAGATTTGTTTCGAGATTGTTGGTCCAGTCTCCATTGATATGATCTATTTGTAATGTTATCGGTGCATCGTTGTATGTCGATTCTACCCCACACCCCTCGCATATATACATTCTTCCAATTTCCAGCAATGCTCTCTTCAGTTGACTGGCAGTACTTCGTCTATCTTTATCAGACAACACCAGTATATCAGATGCTTTCAATCGTAGACGCTCTAGCACCTTCCCCTTACTCCACAACTTCCCAGTGAAGTGACTGAAATCTATGTCGTAGAACTCAATTCTCTTCTTAACGTGGCACTGGGTTCCGCCTGACTGAATCAATCCAAGGTATCGCAACACCCCGGCAAATGAACTAGATACCGCCACAGCATCTGCCAATATTTCTTTTGTATATTTCATATTCAATCTCCTTATCAGTATTTATAATAGGAGATTGAATATGCATTTTTAAACTGAGTATGCCAGTTCGAGTTGGTACTGGAGGTCGGAATCGAACCGACGATGTGATCATTAATCCGTGTGAGATCCTAAATCTCATGCGTTTCAGCCAGCTTCGCCACTCCAGCAAACTTGTGCTACCTTACTACACCTTGATCTGCCTGTCAATTTAAATCTACATCCGAAACGAAAAAGACCCGGAAAGTAATCTCCGAGTCTTTGGTTAGTCTATTGTAATGACTGTCCATCAATTTCTCATTCGATTACTTCGTATCCCCACCTCGTTGACTTTCATCTGGGTATTGTCCCAGATTCTTGCCGATTGACATCGGGCGATAGGACTCCGTAAAGAGTCTGGTTGTATTCGAATTTAGATGTTTAATTGCCATTGCAGTGTCCTGTGGTGTAGTGATATATTCTATTTATATATTTCCGAAAAAGTTACTTTGGTGAACGAGAATTCAAGTAGTTACTAGACTAATGAAATCCGAGATTCCACGTCTCATATATTGATTTGAGATACTGTTGAATTGTTTTTTCATGATCGTTAATTATGCCTCGCCAGTTACAGTCAGCCCCAAGCACCGACACCGACGCAGCGTCACAATGGAGATCTGGCATGCGATTTGCAGTCCGAATCATCTTCTCCGTGAAGTCGCTTAATCTGATGTACGATCCCTTCTGCTTGATTTTGTGTGATAGTATCACACTGAGACAGCCCTTCCGCTCTCCGATAAACAACACCGATTGCATCCACCCGTAACCATATAGTAAATTAAGGAATGGAACAATGTGTCTAGCATCATGATCTTCATCCCATATCAATGCAGCACGATGTACTCCATTGGGACATTCTGGTCTATATATCTTCCCTTCATCTTGAGTGGATGGAATTTGAAGAATGGAGTAATGTGATCCATACCCAAAATCTTCCGATGGAGATTCCTCATCATATATCGTCTCGAACATGTGTGAGTATTTCCACTCCAAATTCCCGGTAGCCCACGGTGGAACAAAGTGATTTGGTTTGTACTCAAAAAACTTACCACCCCAGTTAGCTTTGACGTGATCTGGTGGTGGTAGCAAGACTTCTTGATTGAAATCTCCCCAATTCCCTATAAACCAGCCTTCGCTGATACGCTGCTCAACCAGTACTTCTATCTCAGAAACACTGTATTTTCTGACATTGTCTAGCCTCATGCCCCTACCCCCTCGACACACTACGCATTGCCATGGTCTAGAACCTCTGCTGGTAGAATGTATCCCGGTCTGCGATGGTGACGGTGCGAAGCTTCACGGCTTCATTGTATTCACTCGGGAGTACGCTATGCAATGAACTCTTCCAAGTGTCCTCCTCGACCCCACAGACGGAACACATGCGGCGAGGTGAGTCGGCACAGAAGAACACATTCTCCTTCATCGGAGTCAGGTAGATCGTCCCGGAGTGATCGCACTTCGATCTCAGCTCTTCCAGAAGCTGAGTGGATTCGGCTTTCAATACCGCAATATTACTTCTCTTCGTGTTGTATCTGGCTTTCAGTTCCGATAGATCCCGGTCCCGTACCATCTTCAACACTCCATTGATGATGTCTGTATCGGTTATGCTCATGCCAGTATCCTCCCGATCTCTTTGAATGCTGCGACCTGATCATCCTCATTGCGAACTTCATGCTCACACTTGGAACAGATGTACCGCTCAGGAACTTCCGGCCAGAAACAAGAAGAATCTCCCGGCTCCATCGGCTTATACTTCCAGTCGTGATCACACTTGATCTGTGCTTTCAGTTCCTTGATATAGTCCAGTCGCCACTTTGTCTCTTCCTTGATCTCGGCTTCGAGTCTTTCGAGTCTTTCGATCTGATCTTTGATTGATTCCATTTAGTTCTCGCGGACAATTTTCAACACGCATCCGGGCTTAATTCCCATCGCGTTGGAATCGAATGCATCGGTTTCCATCGAAGCATAATTTCCACTGAGCGTCTGAACCCGATCTGAAATCCGGCGCAGTTTCACCTCGACGAATTCATATGACGGAGTGTTGGCCAGCATCACCTTCGCCGCAGCGAGTTCACTCAGGATGTCCCTGTTCTTCTTGCGCTCATCGTCGATTCGCTGATTGAGAATATTGGTCCGGGTGTGATAACTGTCGATCAGTATTTCATGGGCTTTCTTCAGCTCAATCTCCTTTACCGAGAGATCGGACATCACACGCGCATGATCACGGTTCTGTTGGTCGAGTATTTCACGGAACTCCGATGTGATCTTGTCGATACTTTCCGTAGCAGATTTCATCAATTCACGATGCATGTGCTCAGATCTGTTCAAGACGTGCATCAACTTAACGGATTCGGGAGTCGGCCCTGAATTCAGAACTGCACTCTGAAAGTTGGTCGGAAATGTGTTGGTCACTGCCGTGTGTCCGGTCTGGGTTTTCTTCAGCGAGTTAATGCTGTGCCAGTACTTCCCCTCACCAAGACCCCAAATAGTGGCAATCACATTCGCAGATGCCCCAATTTTCGATCCAACGAAACTCGCCAGCTCACGGCGACTATAAGTACTGCTTTCTGGATTGTTGGTGAGTACCTGATTGATGGCAGCACCATATCTTGCAAGATGTCTTTCCGTTATTGCATTCATTTCTACTCTCCTTGGGTTAGTTCGTTTAAGTTTCTTCGTGATTATTCTGATGTGCTTCGGGTTGTCCTCTAGTCTTCCCTCGCGGTCCAGTGCGGAATGATATGCCCCGGTTTATATTCGATCCACTCGGCGCACCATGATGCTCGCTTATCGCCCCACGGTGGAGTCAGGCTTTTCTTCTCTGGTTGACCTGTTCTGAAGATCGGGAGATCATGCCATGTCCATCCCTCCTCTACACGCCGCTCGACGATGGCGTCGATTTCTTCGACCGACATCCCGAATTTTTCCTGCGCTATGTCACTCATGATACCTCACAGTGTTTTCGTTATGTCTTCGATGCGCTGCAGCTTAGTCGTTACTAACAACTTGAAGCAGTCCATCGGAACGGTAGGCTTTGCGCCACGCTTCGAGACTGCGTTATAGTCCCGGAACAAAGCGACAAGCGATTCGAGATCGTTGATGATGTCTTCGGATGGAGTCACCGTTTCTCCGCACGAACAGTCCCGCACTCCGGGCAGATGTACAGATGAACTTCATCTGGTCCTTCCCATGCCCACTCGCCTTGAGCGGTAGTGAATGCCGACTTGATTTTGTCAAACGGTTTTGTGTCGATGAATGTGCTTTCACACTTGTCGCCGTCCCACACATTATGCTTGTGACCACATGCCCTACATTCCATCTCCACGCTCCCGTTGATCCTGTCTTAGTTTCCACTTCCTGAGATCGGCGCAGATGTACTCGGCGGAATGGCAGATGAAGCACACGGAGTTTCCGTTCGGATGCTTCACGTCAACCACGAAGTCGTCGTCCAGTGGAGGGCAATGTACCAGCCTCTCGACCACACTTCCGACTTCAGCTACGCAGTCCCGGATGTTCTGTTCGGCTTCCTCGGTATTCATTTCAATGTCCTCTCTTATTGCGGATCTTAGACGCCAAAAGCACTTTTCTGATATTTCATAAATACTCGCAAGGAGAACGACATGCCAAGTAAATACACTACCGAAAGTTTCATCCACAAAGCAATCGCCAAGCATGGCAACCAATATGATTATTCACTGGTCGATTACTCACATTCGAAAACTCCAATAGACATAGTCTGCTTGATCCATGGAGTATTTTCGCAGACTCCAGAAACACATCTGAGAGGTTGTGGATGTACCGAATGCAATCACCGTGGTGCCTTGAATTTACCAAAGAAACCAATGCTCTCGGGTGAATCTTTCATCGATAAAGCAAATCAGAAACACAACTTCGTGTATGACTATTCACAATCTATCTATGCTGGACATCGAAAGAAACTATCAATCATATGCCACAAACATGGTGAGTTTCTCCAAAGCGCAAGTCAACATCTACAGGGAAGCGGATGTCCCTATTGCAATTCCTCAAAGGGCGAATCATCTATCAGGCAGCATCTTTTAGATCAGAACATCCGATTCGAAGAACAGAAGTACTTTGATGGATGCCGTAACCCAGATTCCAACTACATGCTACCGTTCGATTTCTATCTACCAGATCACAACAGTTGCATCGAATTTGATGGCGCACAGCACTTCAAGCCATTCAGCTTCTCGTCCGATAAGTCTCCCGAGACGATGGTAAGGAATTTCGAAAAGCAATATCGCATTGATTGTCTGAAGAATCACTTCTGTATCTCGAATGCGATATTGCTTTATCGAGTTACCAAACTAACGACGCCGTCTCTGCTTACTTGCCTGACGTGAAGTAATGCCATGTGCCGCAGCGTACTCAGCATTAGTCATCGCCCCACCGAGCTTGGCTGCGAGCTGGGCGCACTTGCCCTTGATGACGCCACGTTTTTCCTGCGGGATGACGCCGTAACCGAGGGTTGCGCCGAGGGTCTTGCGATTCATTTCGAACTTCATTCGTTGCTCCTTGTTGATGTTGGTTGGTGTGAATCTGAATTTAGATTTGGTTGTTGCGCTTCAGATAATTGATCGTGATCCAGATCATCAGTGCGTCGTTGAACGCGCAACCGAACCCACTGTACCAGTGACCCATCGAGAATACCAAGGCACCTATGATGCCGAACACGATGTCGATCCCCACCCAGATTGAGATGAGTGTCAAGACGTCGCGCTTCCCTACTTCGATTACCATTCGTTCTCCTGTCGATTTAGTTGGATGATGGATTATAGGGACTACCCTCGGGACCATCAGCTCACGACCCGTGCTGCGTTTGCATCACCCGCTCTTCCGTCGGGCACCCGTTAGGTTAGGGTCTACCTCCCTGCGAGTCTTGAACTTACCACTGACTGGTCACCGTGTCAATTTAAATTTACATCAGAAAAGGAAAATTATGCACCCTTGATATTCCGTCCTCGCCATGTGGTGGTTTGGGAATGACAGTTAGGACAAAGCAGCTCCACATTCTCGATCCGATTGTCACGGCTGTTCCCATTGCGATGCTCCAGCTCCAGAGATATTGGCTTTCCATTCCACTCTGAAAGACCACACTCACGGCATTGATACACCATTAACCCAGCTTTAAGCAACCGCTTCTTCAACTTATCGCTTGCATAGTTTGACCCATCAACCAGAATCTCTTCCAGTGGGATCTTCTTCGCAAATCCATGAGTCTTGCCTTTGAGCCATCCTTGACCGGTGAAGTGGTCTATCGACAATCCCAATCGTTCGATGTGTCTTTTGATGGTCTTGTAATTACCACCAATTGGTTTCAGTCCCAACTTCTTGGCTACATCAGCGATGCTACTCGCACCCAGAACTATTGTACTTACTTCCTCTTCAGATATTGTTGCCCAGATTCCCCTCACTTGCACCTCCAAAACGAAATGGCATTCACAAGTATTTATATACTCTTGTGAATGCCATTTGAATTGTGGTACGCGAGGTGGGGATCGAACCCACGTTGTGAACTTATCAGTGAGGGATTTTAAGCCCCATGCGTTTCAGCCAGCTTCGCCACTCGCGCATGTTTACTTCAGTAAGCCCATCAACTTGGCGAACTCGGAAGGCTTCTTCGATTCGTCCCACCGGCTGTCGTCGCGCTCGTAGTCAGGTTCATCGGGTTCACCCTGATCGTCGAGGACGTTCCAGCATCTTTCCCGGATCTCTTCGATCACTTCGGCAGAGATGAGTGAGGTGATCTCAATCTCGGTTTCGCCCTGATTGATCCCGACAGTAACCTTCAGGATGTCCATGTCCCGGTCGGAGTCAGGATTCTCCTGTGCGCCCCACTTGTCCCGGCTCCCCTTCTCCCCTGCAGTGACATCGACTTCGACTTCCATATCGATGCCGTGGATCACGATCTCTATTGCTTGTGCCATGAATAACCTCGCGTAAATATATTCGGATCACTCGAAGCGTCCGTGAATGTATTTATGTGACTGTGTAATAGTCTTTGTCGAGGGTGATACACATGGTGGGGAATCCGTCACGGTGTATGGGGCAGTCTCCACTGACGATCCAGTACTCGGTACCACGGGCATCCATGTTGTCCATCTTCGGGCAGGTACACTTCGGAACCTTGTACCAATTGTGCATGGTACGGTCCATGGGGAATTTCCAGAGGAGCTGCTGCTTGAACTCGATGTCGGTCACCATGATGGCCAGCTTCCTGAGTTCCTTGACGTCGTCGGTTGCCTCCATCATGTCGTAGACATCCCGGAGATCAGAATGCGACTGCTGGAGTTCCTTGACATCTTCGGGAGTCAGACCTTTGCTATCGATCCAACCTGCATTCAGGTAGCTGACCACCTGTCCTTTATGTGTGATCGGGAATCGCAGACGACCCTCGACCTGTGCTACTTCGTTCATGTTGCTCCTTTATAGTTTGATCTTGCGACCGGAAAATACATCGACGATGGTTGCGCCCTCACCGAATGCCGCTCTCATCTCGAAGAGCTGTTCTGCATCGGGAGGAGTCTGGTTCTTGCGGTAGTCTTCAATGAAGGCTGCGGTTTCGACATCCTTCTGCTCGGCGCTGTTGGTGCGCTCCTGCTCGGTGATCCACCCGAAGGAAACGAATGCTTCAAGCATGTCGTCAAACGGAATGGCGTTGTTGGATTTCCACCGGATGACCGGGCCAGTTTCTGCGTTGGTCTGATCGACAAAGAAAGATTCTTTCTGCTTTGCGGCGTACTCCAGATCCCATGAGTTCATGACAGCCTCCGATGTTTGTTGGTAACCATGTGTACGGTTATACAGGAACCATCGGAGGATGTCAATAGGGGATCTGGATTTAGATTTCTTCGATGGATTCCACTACAGCCTTGTCGAGGGTCAGGCGGGTTCCGTCGTCGAGGTAGAGCATGAATGCATCGCCTTCTTCGATCCCTTCTTTGGCCTGTTCGCTGATTACTTCGTACTGATCCGAAGTGTACTCCCCCATCACATCATACTCTAGTACTACGGTTACTCTTATCTTTTCGTTAGCCATGTTGTCTCCCTTTCGTTTGGTTGGTTGCGTCACTTACTTATACTACCACGACTCCCCAGATCGACCAATTTAAATCTACGTTCGAATTTAATTGACAGATCGATAAATCTGTACTAAAATGTCCCTGTCGCCGTGCGCGATAGGAAGTCTTTGATGTTGTTCTTCAGGATAGTATGACGGTCCATTAGAATCCTCTAAACCATTCCTAGATAAATCGTACACCACCTTGAAATATAAATTGACATCAGGACCATTCTGTACTAAAACGTCCCTGTCGCCACTGCGCGACTGTAGTCTTTGATGTTCGTCTTTCAGATATGACATAGATTACATAATCCATAAATATGACACATGCGTCATATATCTAAATTCAGATCAAGGAGTCCACATGGCAGAAGAAGTATCCCAGAGGATAGCAACCCTCGAAGCGAAGATTAAGGTTCTCAAAGAAACCGCAAAAGCCCATGCAGTATTCGACAAGGATCATCTCGAAACCCAGTTCGACAATACCAGTAGACTCATCTGGTGGATCTCTCAGAGGCAGGACTACACCACTCTCTTCAACAAACTCGATCTGCAGCGGAAGAAGACACGCTGTGCAGTGGTTCGACAGTGGGCAACCGACTCCTCCCTGAAACTATCCAAGGCAGAGATAGAGAACTTTGCCGACACTGATTCCCAGTTCGTCGAGGATGACGCTGTATGTAAGCTCGTCGAGTCCATCCTCAAGTTCATCGAAGGAACGATCAAGATCCTTGGAGATAAGAAATGGGAGATGAAAGGGTACCAGCACTATCTCGACTGGAAGGAAGGGAAGTAATGAAGCTGCCTGTATGCCCTGTGCATGGAACTGAACTAAAGATCCGAGGTCCACACTATCTGGTGTGTGGCCAGCCGATGTCCAAAGGGACTAGGCACTACAAGTGTCCTCACTGTAGGTACTGGGCTGCTGACTTACCAGATAGGAAGACACAGTCTCAGTAGAAGAACATAGAATAAATCGAAGCTCCTATGAACGAATTTAATAGGAGCTTCAGTCATTCTGTGGTAGAATGTGTACATGGGATAAATCAGATCGAGGAAAAGGTATAGTCAATTTGAATAGTGGTTTCGACATCGTAGTGAAGAAAGTAAATGAAGCAACAGTGTTTGTAGATTGCAGGACTTCCATCCAAAGGGAACTCACAACATTCTTCTCAGTGTTCGCAGACAATTACAGGTTCAACCCCAAATACAAACAAGGTGTCTGGGATGGACGTTTGCGCTTCTTCGACTACAAGAACAACCTCCCAATCGGTCTGTGCGCCAAGCTGAATAACTTCGCCAAGCAGGGCAGATACACAATCAAGTATGATTTCGAACTGGGAACCAAAGTCGATCTGGAGGAGTTCACTGCATTCGTAGCGGCTCTGAAGATCACCGACGACGAAGGTAATCCCATGGAGCCTAGAGATTTCCAGCTCCGTGCAGCCTACGATGCCCTCTGCAAGAACCATCTCAACATCGCATCCAGCACTGCATCCGGCAAGTCACTCATCCTCTACATGATCGTGCGTTGGCTTATGGCTCATGACGAGAAGACGATCTGCATTGTCCCCAGCGTTCAGTTGGTTGAACAGCTCTTCGGAGACTTCTACCTGTACGGCTGGAACAAGGTAGAAGATCACTGCTGCCGCATCTACGGTGGTCAGAAGCGCATGATGGAGAAGCCGGTCCAAATCTCAACATGGCAGTCGCTCTATCAGGATCTGGAAGAGTTCGCCAAGTTCGATGCCATCCTGCTGGACGAAGCACACGGTGCGAAGGCGAAATCGCTCTCTGGAGTCATGCTCCACTCGATCAATGCCAAGTATCGAGTCGGTGTGTCGGGAAGCTTTCCTGATACCGATACGGCGTCGTGGTTCACTGTTGTGGGTGGAACGGGTCCGATCAAAGTCTATTCCACATACAAGTCGCTTCAGGATGCTGGTTTCATATCTCAGATCAAGATCAACACGATCCGTCTGAAGTATCCATCCTTCATCAAGGAGAAGAACTTCAAGGACAACACTGAGTACGCAGCCGAGACAGACTTCGTGAATGGACTTACTGAACGGATCACATTCATCCAGAAGCTGACACAGAGTCTCGAAGGCAACACACTCATCCTGTTCACCAAGAAGGAGAAGCACGGCTACCCACTTCGTGCAGCATTAAGCGCATCACTCAAGGGCAAGATGGTCCTGTACATCGACGGCGACACTCCTCCGAAAGAGAGGGAGATGATCCGGGGAGTCATGGAAGCCAATGGTAACTGTGTCCTGATCGCAACTTACGGGACGCTCAGTACCGGAGTCAACATCAAGCGTATCCACAACATCATCTTCGCCAGTGGATATAAATCCAGAGTCAAGATCATTCAGTCTATTGGACGTGGATTGAGGAAGTACAAAGACAAGGTCTTCTTGAAACTGTTCGACATCATCGACGACCTTGCCATCGTGGATAAGGTAAGGAAGATCAGGTACGTCAACTACTCATTGCTACACTACTTGGAACGATCCAAGATCTACAAGAAAGAACAGTTCGAAGTCAAACTAAGTGAGTACGAATTGAAGATACCAAAGGAGAAACATGACTGAAGAAATCACAGAGCCGAAACCGAAGAAGAAGTACAAGAAGAACTACATCAACAACGCAGACTTCACCGCTGCAATAGCAGAGTGGGTGGCAGGATATAAGCAGGAGAAAGCAGTCTTCATCGGCGAGAAAGGTACCTTCATAGGTCCACCGATGTCGAACTACATCGGAGAGTGCTTCATGAAACTCGTCGAGGGCTGCGCGAAGAAGCCGAACTTCTCCGGGTACACATACATCGACGAGATGAAGTCTGAAGCCCTGCTAACGTGTATGAAATATGCACACAACTTCAACGTCGAGAAGTCCAACAACGCATTCGGATACTTCACCCAGTACATCATTAACAGCTTCAAAGGTGTGCTGAACGCCGAGAAGAGGATCTCAGTAACAAAGTTTGGCTACATCAAACAGCTCTGCGACACCTCCGATCACTACGACTACAAACAGATTATGTTCGACGATACTGAACAGGGAGAAGATTAGATGAGACTCAAGGTGACCAACCAAGACATGGCTGATGATCTCAATGTTCCTTTCAACAAGGCATTCGAAATCAAGACACTGAAAGATTTGGAACTCCTCATAACCAACAGCAGCGAACCGATGGCGTTCTCATCGACCTATGATGATTGCTTCGAAGTCAACCACCCTTACGATTATTAACAGGAGATAATATGTTACTGACACCATGCCCACATTGTGGGAAACCAATGGCCGAGAAAGAATCTGGTTTGGTCGAAAGAAATAAATTGGAGAATGGGGAAACCTGTGGTACCGTCCGATGTAATCAATGCACCCCAGAGAACAGCCCGAAGCAACTGAACGGGTAAATCTAAATTCAGATTAAGGACTTACATGAAGATCACGATAACCGAAACCGAGAACCCCGGACAGCACTCCGACATCGCGGACACATATGAGATACCGTTCGGCCCGAAGCAGTATGTGAAAGGAACCCCGGAACACTGCGACAAGCATGACCGGAACTATCCCGCTGGCAGCAACTGCTTGGGATGCCTCCAAGAAGCCGCCGAGAAACGTCTCAAAGATCTCGTCCGCACCATGGACAAGGCGCACAAGGATGCCGGGAACAGCACCACCGTGTTCGGGAACGACACCAAGATAGTCAGTCCGCTCATGGACCCCGGATACTACAGTGAGAAAGAGATGAATCTACTCGGCTCGAAGCTGACACGGGAAGCCATCGACGACCAGTCCCGCCGCACCTTCTACATGGTCCGGTTCGGTTTTGTCACCGCAGAGTACCGGGAAGCAAACAACCTGATCCACTGTACGAGCCACGGCTCCATTGGTGGGATGTACTAAACACCAGAAGACTACCGCATAAAACGAAACCAACGAAACTGAACGAAGGAACGCATTGAACCCGATAAACGAAATAGAATTCATTTACCAACTCTCACTACGTAAGCTCAATAAGCATGCCAAGGGATTCAACTTCTGCTGTAGTGAGTGTAACGATAAGAAGCGCCGTGCATACATCCTCATAGACAATGGAGCCAAGGGATACTCAACAGTCTACTGTCACAACTGTGGTCTGTCAACGACCGTCAGTCGTTTCATAGAGATGACTTCCCCCGCTGTCTATGAGGAGTATCGTCAGGCCGAACGTAAAGAGTACATCGAAGACCTGAAGCGGGGCAAGCTGACCCAGAAGAAACAGCAGGACATCGCCAAGATACTCAAACCCACGGTCACCGATGTGGTCAACAACCTCAAGCTGTTCAAGTTCAACACCAAGTACTTCGTCCCTGCCTCCTCCAGTCCCGACTGTGTTGCGTATGCCAAGAAACGCAAGATCTCGGACGAAGTCTTCAAAACGCTCATGTACAACAAGCACCCCGAAGCTGCATGGGGTAACATGCTTATCTTCCCGTTCGCCCAAGGAGAGTACGTCTACGGCTTTCAGGGACGTACTGTTGACGGGACCAAGCGGTTCCACAACTTCTCCAAGAACGAGAGCTTCAAGATCTACAATATCTTCGATGTGGATCTGGAGAAGCCGGTCTTCATCTTCGAGGCGATCATTGACTCGTTCCACAAGAGCAACGCCGTCGCTATGTGTGGGGCGGATCTCTCGGAGTCAGTACAGAAGATGATCAAGCATCCGGTGTATGTCTTCGACTTCGACAAGACCGGAGTCGTCAAGGCGATCAAGTATGCCGAGGCCGGTCACAAAGTCTACGTGTGTCCCCCGGAGCTGCGACAGTTCAAAGACTTCAATGCTGCAGTCTGTGCTGGAGTAAAAGAGTCAACGCTGGAACAGGCTGTGACAGACAACACGTTCCGTGGGATGTCGGCAATCACCAGACTGAAGTTCGTACTAAAAAGTAGGAAATGGTAACTAATAAATAGGAACGGAGGAATGATGGAAACCATCACAGATCCACGAATTAAGGACATTTACGAAAGAGTTTGTGATCCGAAACACGACAACTTCTATAGCGAAGAAGACGTTGTGATTCTACTCGATGCACTCTTCATACGGGGATACCGAGTCGAGACAGAGGAGGATGAATGCAAACCATAGAAGAAGCAATCGCCCACTGTAAGAAAGTCTCACTCAACCAGAACTACACCGAGCAGGGCAGGAAGCATACCCAACTCGCCGAGTGGCTGGAAGAGTTGGTGCTACTGCGGTTCAAGGTCGCAAGACTCGAAGAGCGAGCGAAAGAAGCAAAGGCAACCGACAACTCTGCATGGGAGTATACCGATGACATGGCGATGCGTGGTATCAGCAGACAGCAGTTCTACGGGGAGTTCAGTTAATGGAAGAGTACTTCGAATACTATCTGTTGAACGATAGAGACGAACCAATCACAATCAAACACTATACCAAGGACGGTCGGATACAAGTGACCATGGACTTCGACCGGTCGATGTCAACCGAGGATCTGAAGAAGTTCTGCGAGGAATGTAACTTCACCCTGATACCACAGTGCAACTGCTGTGCAGATGCACCGGAAGAGAAACCCAAACCCAGACTGAGACTGGTATAAGGAGAATCAATGAACGAATTAGTAGTAATAAACACAAATGACAATGGACTCAACATCTTCGATTACGAAGGTTCTGATGTCCGAACGATCATCCGGGATGGGGAGCCGTGGTTCGTTGCGGCAGATGTATGCGCCGTGCTCGGGATTGGTAACAGTCGCATGGCGACAGATCGTCTGGATGACGATGAGAAAGATGGTGTCAGTATTACTGACACCATCGGCAGGAGCCAGACAGTCACTGCCATCAACGAATCAGGCATCTACTCCCTGATCATGACGAGCCGGAAGCCCGAAGCCAAGGTGTTCAAGAAGTGGGTGACATCGGAAGTCCTTCCGGCTATCAGGAGAACTGGAGCATACTCGACTCAACAGAAACCACCGACTACATATCTCACTGCGCTGAAGGAGTTGGTTGCAGCAACCGAAGCCAATGAGCGACTGGCTCTGGTGAACAAAGAACAACAAGAACGAATTGCATATCAGGAACCCAAGGTTGCGATATGCAACGTCATCTGTGACATAGATGACGATATGATGCCAATGGCAGATGTTGCCCGGTTTTTTGGTGGTTTCGGTGTAAAGAATTTCTTCAAGCTGCTCAGAAAACACAAGTTACTGATGGGTGGGGAACCCGAACCGACAGGAAAATACGCTAAGTCTGGTCACAATCAACCATATCAAACACACCAAAACGCTGGTTACTATGCGGTCAAGGCATATGAAAGGTTTGGTCAGATGTCTAATCAAACATATGTAAAGCCGAAAGGTATTATATGGCTCGGAGAACAACTGGTTGAACTGGGATACATCCGACGCATGGCCGATGGATCGTACCGGATGCTGAAAGGCAACCTCGAAGACTGGATCGATTAAGGAGTAACAATGGACGAACAACGATTCACCGAAGAAGCAATGCTCGTACTCCAAGAAGTGTGTACAGCAGTACTACAGAAGTATGAGTACTGTCAGAGCAACCAGCACACCTACTTTGAGATTGCTTGTGAGTGTGAAGCATGGATGCAACACCAGAGAAGCATGGGGAAGCGCACACTAAATACAATGCATGGATGGGCCGAAGGGATCATCATCGATGGTTTCATAGTGTCTGTCGGCTGCGAGGGAATGATCAACGTAGTACCGACCGGACCCTACTTCAATCTCGGGTGGTACATGGGTACGCTCATCTGGGAAGGATCACTAAACAAAAAGGAGAAAGTAAAGAATGAAGAAGAGAATGATGACGGCGATGTCCACCTTGGTGGATGGGGCTGGGTACCACATGAGGATGGGATCTAAATGAGAGTGATATTCGATAAACCAATAGCCGAAAAGATCTACGACCAGATCGTGGATGCTCGACTCAATCATCAGGTGATTGCAAAGTTTCTTCTCACCACAGAGGAGTATGATTCACTGGTTGACTATCTCAAGACATTCAAGTTGTACAAAGGATATGTCATAAGTTTCGAGAGTGATGGGCCGACGCGCTTCATGAAATTCCATGATGTACTTATCGAGGAGGATAAATAGAATGCCAGTATACGATTACCAATGCACCAAGTGCTACCGCACGACCGAAGTGAAAATGTCCTTCGCTGAACACGATGAGTCCAAACTCAGATACAGTGAGAAGACAGTGTGTCCTCATTGCAACTACATCATGCTCCAGAAGGTATCCAAGCTCAACTTCAAACTGGAAGGTCAGGGATGGGGACCGAGCGACAGCAACCCGGACGCATACGGCATCACCGATTACGAGATGCGGCAGAACCTCGACATGGAAAAGAGGATCGAGGGTGACGCCAAGAACATGGATGCACTCGACCGGAACATCAAGGAGCTGTAATGCAACATCAAGTCACCATCAAGGCAACCAAGTATATCAAGTTCAATGTCGAAGCTCCGACTCTAGTTGCAGCAGAGGCTTGTGCATTAGAGGCTGCTAGGAAACACTTCAAGATAGTCGAGATCATTGAAGTTACTGATGCCGAAGTAACTGAATAAATCCGACACAATTTAATAGGAGAATCCCGGAAAGGGATGTATACTGTGATCATTGAATCGGGGTGTACATCCCTTTCTCTATCCCAATAACACAAGGAGTAAAGATGACCGATAAACAAGAACTCACTGCATTGTATCAGAACGTAATCAATGCAATGGAGATACTGAAGAACTCCATCCTCGCCGAGAAAGAAACCGAGCCTACCCTCGTCGTGACTGAACCTGTAGCAGAGAGCGTTCAGGAAGGCGTCGAAGAAGATCCCATCGTGGATGCCGAAACAACCCCGACCGACCGCAGAGAAGTCTTCAAACTGACTGAGGGTGTATGGGATGTCCTCGAAGGCGGGATCAAATCCCTCGCTCCCGGAGATGTATTCTATCTCAGGGAACACAACGGTGACGTCGTAGCTGACGCCGATGGTTGTCAGGTATTCGTGGCGACCGGTCTTCCCTACCCCACCATCAACGAGAATCAGGTCGAGACTACCGCAATCCAAGTCAACGCAGATCCCCGTTACACCATCGAGACAGTTGGTGTTAGCTTCAAGGAACTCACCGAATGCGCGTAACGCTCAGGAGCACGACACCACTGGCGAATGTGGTTGAGGCGATACGGATCTGCTGGGACTCTGGTTCAAAGTCGGACAGTATCTATCTCCAATCTGAATTCATATTGGGAGCAAGGGACAAGGCACTGATCGATCAGGTCATTGTGGCTGGTCATACTTCGACTCTCGAACACCTCGTTTACACATTCCACATACAGGATCTTCCCCGGTTCATCCTTCAGGAGCTGGCACGTCACCGGATGGCCAGTCTCTCTGTGAAGTCCAGTCGATACACCCTGAAGGAACTGAAGACGGCAGCGGAGTTCTGGAACCACAGGACCGACGCATACGACTTTGAACGCGCATCTAAATACATCTACCTTTCGGGCATCGAACGACTGGATAAGATCGCAGTTCGTGAGCTGGAGAATGTTCGTCAGTGCATCGCGGATGGCATGTCGAACGACGAAGTCAAGCAGATCCTCCCGGAATGTTACCTCTGTGATCTGGTCATCACGATCAATGCACGGAGCTTAACCAACCTTCTCGATCTGAGAACCAGCACCAGAGCACACAAGCTGATCCAAGAGCTGGCACATAGAACACACAACGAAGTACCTGAGCAGCAGAAATTCATTTACAATGCAGTAGTCAAAGGGAGTATGGATGGGTTATTATAATTCGCAAGCAGGGAAAGATTTCTTTCAAAACGAGCTGTCACTTGAGATCTGGAAAGACAACTACAAGGACAAGCGGGAAGTAGTCGAAGAGTACATTGGTCGTCAGGTCAATACAATCTTCGCAAACGAATCGACGGCGATGAAGATGGCGCTCACTGCGTCACTCATCTCAAAGAGGATCTGCTTTGGTGGTCGTGTAGGTGCCAACGTAGGCACAGACATCAAGAGTGTTCATGCATTCAACTGCTACGCCGCTCAGAGAGCCGTGAAGCCCTACGACAGCATCAAGAACATCTTCACCGACCTTCACAACGCAGCCGAGATCCTGAAGACGGAAGGTGGAGTTGGGTTCAACTTCAATCACATCCGCCCCAAGGGAACGCTCATCAAGGGGATCGGCAGCACGACTCCCGGCGTAGTAGAGTTCATGCGCCTGTACGATGTGTCTGCGGACATCATCACCAAGGGCAACTCCGGTGAGAAGTTCCAGATCAACACAACCTCCAACGTGAAGAGCAAGACCCGTAAGGGTGCTCAGATGAGCATGCTCTCCATCTATCACCCGGACATCCTTGACTACATCGAAGCCAAGAAGATCCCGAACTTCCTCACCAAGTTCAACATGTCTGTCGCAGTCAATGACAAATTCATGGAAGCAGTCGAAGCCGACGAGATGTGGAGCCTCTGGTTCCCGGACATTCATCACCCGCTCTACGACGAAGAATGGGCTGGAGACTTCGAAGCATGGGAAGCTAAGGGCTACCCCAAGGTCATCTACAAAACTCTCCCTGCAAGGGAAATTTGGGAGCTTCTGCTACGCAACACGTACAACAGAAACGAACCCGGAATCTACTTCATCGACAACGCGAACCGTTTCAACAACCTGATCTACTACCAGAAGATCACCGGAACCAATCCGTGCGGCGAGATCTCCATGCTGGCCGACGCTGGTGTAGTTGAAATTCAGGGTGTGCTCTATGAACACCTTGGCGACATCTGCAACCTCGGGACCATCAACCTCGTCTCGTACTGGGATGGCGTGTCCTTCGACACCAACACGTTCATCGCTGACATCCATCTTCTGGTCCGCGCACTGGACAACCTGATCGACATCTCCGCATACCCTCTCGAAGGACTGAAGACTGCAGCTCGTCTCCGTCGTAAGATCGGCTGTGGACTCATGGGTTACGGTTCGCTCATGATGATGATGGGCATGCGCTACGGCTCCCCGGAAGCAAACGCATTTGCGACTTCCCTGATGAGCATCTATGCGAATGAAGCCTACACTGCATCCGCACTGATCGCCAGCAAGAAAGGCACCTTCCTTCTGTATGACGAAACCAAGATCTTCGACGGTGGCTTCATCAAGAACTCGGGCGTTCTCACTCCCGACACCATCGACCTGATCAAGGCTTACGGTATCAGGAACAGTCAGATGCTGACTGCGGCACCGAACGGCAACACTGGTGTGCTGATGGGCATCGTGTCTGGTGGTGTCGAGCCTGTGTACCAGAAGGACTTCGTTCGCTGGGTCACTGTATCTCACAAGGTTGACGCTGAACTTGGCGACAATCCTTACCCGAGATTCGACAAGCAGGAATGGCATGAGACTGACTACTTCAAGTTCAGTCTCCGTGGTGATGAAGAGGTTCTGGTTTCCGTCGATGGGAAGTTCATGATCGACAAGAACCGTGGACTCACCAAGTCGGTTGACTGCAGGGACTTCGGTTGGGCATGGTGCCTCGCCAACATGTCTCCTGAGAAGATCGCCTATCTGGAAGAGAAGGGTGTGTTCGCCACTTCGATGGAACTGACAATCGAAGATCACATCGAACCGTTCATCATCTTCTCCAAGGCAATCGACAACAGCATCAGCAAGACCATCAACATCGCCAACGATGCGCCGTTCGAAGACTTCGACCGTCTGTACAAGAGACTGTGGAAGGAAGGCGTTCGTGGCTGCACTACCTACCGTGACGGCACGATGACTGCAGTTCTTGAATCCAAGAACACCAAGGCAACCATCGAGAAAGCACAGGATGACTTCTACGCGATCTGGGAAGGTCACAACTCCGAGCATGTCTTCGGCGACGTCACACTCCCCGACACCTACCCTCTGATGGGACATATCATCAAGTCGGAAGGAAAGAAGTTCTACCTGAACGTGGCGTTCAAGGATCGTGGTCAGACCAAACCGTTCGCAATCTTTGTCAGTACCAACAACAAAGAATCCGACATCCTGACCTACACCGTACTGGATGTTCTCGAATCACTGGCCAAGGAACTCGGCATCCCCGATGAACATATCGACCGGAACAAGTCGAAATACAGCGGACAGAACAACATAAATAAGCTCGCAAGGACCGTCTCCCTTATGCTTCGTCACAATGTTCCCATCGAGTTGGTGGTCGAAACACTGGACAGTGTACAGGAGATCCCGATCTCAAGCTTCATCTTCCGGCTGAAGAAGTTCCTATGCAAGTTCATACCGAACAAAGAACTTGTTGCGAGATGCCCGGAGTGTGGTGCTCCCCTCATGTACAACGAAGGATGTAAGGGATGCACTGAGTGTGCCTTCACCTTCTGCGGATAAACTCAACAGCTCCGGGAGAAACCCTCCCGGAGCACAACAAGGAGATAGAATGATCGATGTAGTGAACATAGACAAGAACACAGTGTTGGTGGTGACGGTCCCTCCCAACAACCTTCCGAAACACAAATACTACGAATACATAGGGAAAATCAAGGATGGCATTCAATCCGTGTTCGATATCCCGGTGCTGGTGGTGCCGAACGAACTCGGGCTGACGTTCGTACAGGTCGAGGAGGAGGAATAGCATGGCCATGGACACAGACATGTTCTGCAGCTCGTCGATCCGGGTATCCATCTGTCGCCTCGACACCAACCTGTGCTGCTACCTGTGCTCGCATGTGGTTGATTGTAGAGCGGCTTGTAAGAGTCAGGGGCTGAAGGTCGTGCCGTGTGTGGTTGACCCCGGCGACTTCGATTGCGAGTTCCAAATATAAATTGACATTCGGGATTCGTTGTGGTAGTCTCTGGGATTACACAACGAATCTACGAGGGATGTCATGGCCAAGAAAAAATGGAAGAAGAAAAACAAGACCGCTGCCGAAGAGATGTACGAACATCTTCCGAAGCCGATCCCGCCCATGAGTACAGTGATGGGTAACAGCAAAGAGAAGCGAGTCAAGAAGTTCGACTACAACGACGAGCTGATGCGCTATGATGAATGATCTCTATAGGGATAATTTAATTATCTCCCATCCGGTGAGCGCATCTCTTCTCGGTCCCCGTGATTCATGTGGTGGAGGAATAATTCCTTTATCTATAAATCCACGGCTCGTTGTTAATGGAAGTCCTTTGTTTTCTGTGAACGATTTGAACGATCCTTTAAATTCAAACCGTTCTCCGGTGGGGGAAATCATACACCAGTTTGCTGCAGATCCGCCAGAATAATGATCTGATATTTTCCTTCGAGTCTCGGATGACTTCTTCTTCCCTAGATGCGAGTTGGATATTTTGTTCTTTGTTTCTTCAGTAAGCTTTACCCCTGTTCTGGGATTATTGGTTTGCATAAGTATTGATTGATTACGTGATCTAATCGCTGCTTTTTCGGCACCATACCGCTCAACATCAGACTGACCTTTGAATGGGCTAGAATATCCGACCACACCATCGTTACCGTCTGTGTGATTTGTAAGTGGCCCAACACCATTATCAATGCGCCCGATTAAGGATATGGACAGATTCTCCATATTCAATGCATGTGATTCGGATACACATGAATTTATCTGTAGTATGAAATTTCGAACGTTACCTCCATCCGACAATATCTTCTTGATCTTGTTGTTTTTCCTAGATCGGGATTTCAGGCTAGATGGGGTTAGATGTGCGAATTTTCGATACCCTGTTCCTTTGCCCACATAGAATGGTTCATAAAGGAAACAAACATCGAGTCCATCATACGAATATCGTCCGGGCTTGCGAGAATCAAGAAACACATAATTATAGAATATGAATTTACATTCGAGGTCCATGTCACTTCTCCTTGGGTGGTTATATTCTTATTTATAAATAACTCAGAAAGAACTATCCACTTACCAGAAGGAGTGAATTTGAATCTAATCGATTGTCAGGGATACTTCATCCCAGTTGTCCTCGGCGTTATCTTCGGCGAGATGCTGTTCCAAAGTGCGTCACACATGGCTTACAAGTGGAGGTTCATGGCAAAGGGTTACCTCGTTTGCTTGGAACACACTGTCCTCTATACCGCTGCAATGCTCCTGTTCTTGTATCTGTTCGCCGGGGTCGCCCCACTGAACATGACTCTCATCCTTAGCATCAGCATCGGCCACTACATCCTCGAAAAACTTCCGACTGCCTTCTGGTGGATGAAGTACGTTAAGTGCGAACACAATCCGCTGTTCGCATACTTCGAAGCTAAACTTGGACCCGACTCAGTCAACACACAGGAGTGGTACGATTACATCGGATCATATCCTGCCCTCGAACTCAACGAGCAGGAGATGAATTCGTTCATCTTCTACATAAGCGAGTTCGCCATGGTGAGCAGACTTACCCAGTTCGCCCTCACATTTACCACCATAATCGTGTTGGATCTGCTGAAGTACATCTAAACACACAACATAAATACAAGCAACCCAATCAACTAAAGGAGCACTACAATGAAACTCAAAGAAATCCAAGATGAAATCGCAGCCGAGTTCGGCATGTCCAAAGCAAAGTCCGGGAGAGTCATCACCCGCCTGATCGCTCGCATCGCAGAATCACTCGACACCGATGGTAAGTTCCGTCTCTCCAGCCTCGGCATCCTGAAGGTCAAAGCCCGGAAAGCCCGGACCTGTCGCAACCCCAAGACCGGACTCCCCATCAACGTCCCGGCCCGACTGGTGGTCACCTACACCCAGTCGAAGGCGATCAAAGAGTTCCTCAACGACTAACACAAACCTATCAGGGGTGGAGCGATCCGCCCCTGATTCGTATGGAGATCCCATGAAATACACAAGCATACTGGCAGAGATGCAGGACACCGATCAGGACTTCAGTCTCCCTTCCGAAGAAGCAACCAATGATCAATACTCACTTGGAACATCCGTGACCATCGAGATCGAATCGTTCGATGAGATTGTGGATGGAATCAAAGAAGAAGACCGCGAAACCGTCAAGCAGAAGATCGAAGCTGGCGAGAGAGCAATCATCTTCGATGAGGACGACGAGTCGGTTGACGTTGTGTTCAGAGACGGCTGTGAGATCTTCGGCGTCCCCCATTCATGCCTGACGAATGTCGATCAACCTGAGTCCGGTCCCGACTTCGATTTGGAAACTAACCTGTAGATTTTAATTGACATTATCTAGATACTATGGTAACTTAGAGCAATGTTAATCCAGATTGAAAAGGTGTTCCAATGATCAATATGAAACCAGAAGTAGGACGAATCCTAATCAAAGAATCCATGATGCTCAACGAGTTCTGTCATCACCATGACTACGGTGTGATCTCCAAGATCTCCGGGTCGCGGATCTACTTTGACAGGGTCGTCAAGGCTCGGGAGGACGACGAGGAAGATCGCATCGTCGCCGAGTACTGTTTGAGGTTCGCTGCCATATGTGATACCGATCTCGAAATCCAATCACTGATTGCGTTCGACCGGGAAGCAGAAGTCGAGCTGCGGGATCTGATGAGATCGCAACGAACGAGATGGAGAGCGATGTTTGTATAATGCAGAGAGATCGAAGCAACGATATGATGCTCGGAAGCAACAAGGACTATGTGTCACATGTCCTACCAGTTCACTTAGCGCAGCGGCTGATGGACATGTCATGTGTGCTCCATGTCTAGTGAAGTACAATGCTGCTCAAGTACGAAAGATGAAGAAGAGAAAAGAGGATGGTAATTGTATCCATTGTGGAAGAGAAATGACTGAAGATGATCGCCTCGTAAACACTGCGAAGTACACTTGCTTCAGATGTCAACATTTCCAAGCGATACGAGCCCAACGAATGGCCACTGGCTGGTCTTAACCAACAACTAACTAAGGAGAATGAATGCAAATAATTTCAAAAGCTTTACCGAAGAATTACACGCTAGTAACCAGTTCCGACCTTCACCTCGGCAGTCCCTGCGTCAACGAGGATCACATATCCGAAATGGTCGAAGAAGTCTGCACCGCTCGCAACACCTTCATGGTGAACTTCGGTGACAACATCGAAGCAATAGGTCCGCACGACAAACGTTTCCAACATTCCACATCCGCCTACAAAACCTCGAAGGATCAGGCAGACGCAGTGATTCGTCTGTTCAAACCGATGGGCGACAAACTTCTGGTCATCGGAGACGGTAACCATGAGGTCGTGCTGAACAATGAGTTTCAGGTCGGCAAGTACATCGCCGAACAGCTCAAGGTTCCCTTCGGCGGAATCTCGTTCAAGCTGGAAGTCTACGACAACACGACGAGAGAACTCGCCCACAAGATGTTCTTCCATCACGGCGCTGGCTGCATCACCTCCAATGCCAAGGACGACATTCAGGCTGAAGCGAACATGAAGGCGTCCCTCAAAGGCAAGCTGTTGAGGACCGCGCAGGACGACTGCATCGTCATGGGGATGGGCCACATTCACCGCTCCCTGATCGTCGATCCGACTGCCAGCAAGAAGCTGCACCTCTGCACTGAGCACGGAAAGATCCAGCAGTACTACCGCATCGACGAGGCGCAGAACGTTCGCTACATCGCCCCCGACTCCCGCTACTACTTCAGCAACCCGTCGTTCATGCGGCTCTACGGCGAAGCCGGTGACGATTACAACAGCTACGCCGAGAGGTTCATGCTGTCCCCTTCCGAGATCGGATTCTCCAAGATCCACATCGAAGACAACAAGGTCGTCGGCATCGAGTTCGTTCGGCTGTAATCTGAATTCAGATCCATAATGCGTCATCATGATGCCATATTAAACCAGAAATGGCAAGCTAATATGGCATCATGATAGCACATTGACTGCACCTCGTATAAATAAGATTAGACAAACCCCTGAATATGGGAAACTTTATTTGTACAAGGAGCACCACAATGGAAAGCCTAAAGCAAATCTGGAGAAAATTTGGACTGTTGATCGTCCTTGGTTGCGGCGGATTGATCCCGGCCCAGTACCTCCTCACTCCAGATCTCGCAGTCATCATGAAGGTGAGTAGCATCATCTCGCTCTTCCTGATCATCACTTCGCTCGCACTCGATGATCGTCAGGGCAAGGGACTCTTCCCTTCATACGACGAAGACCAGTTGATCATGAATGCGAACTCCTCACCAATCGCATCCGCTCTGGTCATCTTCACGAAGAACATGCTCATGGCAATCATCCTGATCCTCGCCGTACTGTTTGTTCGCCCATAGTCATGAAGAAGATCATGGCGATCATACTCTGTATGTTCCTACTCACTTCAGTCTGCTTCGGTAACGAGGTAGTCGAGAAGGCGAAGAAGTACATGCCGATGGTAGCGAAGACTCTCGACGATCTGTGGCCGACAATGCCCCGTAAAGAGATCATCCCCGCTCAGATAGGACGAGAGTCCGGGTTCAATCCTCACGCCACTCTGAAGACCAGCAGGGAGCTTGGAAGAGGATTCGGTCAGATCACGATCACATACACCGCAGCTCACAAGGAACGATTCAACAACTTCAGGAACGCAGTCACAATGAAAGGGCTGAAGGGCTGGAACTGGAAGAAAGATCCATACAATGTGCAGTACCAGTTGATGTACCTGATCCTCAGTGACAAGAGTAACTACAACACTGCCCGACCGTTCATGATCAATGACGACGAAGCAGTGAAGACGATGCTGGTGTCATACAATGCCGGGGATGGTCGATGGATCATCAGAAGAACATATGCCAAAGCCATGGGCATCCCCACTGACAGATGGACTGGTGGACTCGACCGAGCATGCAAACCATCAGAGAAGAAGACCAAGGTGTATGGCGAGAGCCTATGCCAGATGGTGAACGACTACCCGGAGATAGTATTCAAACAGGCACCCGACTACACCCAGTTCTTCGAGGAGACAAAGTGAAATCATGTAGGGAATATCGGAAGTACATCAACTGGATGAGATCGAGATACGCCAAACCGAATGGCGTTATAGGTGGATGGTATCTGGATACACCAATCATGGAAGTCAAGGACGGCAACAGCAAGAAGAACTACATCCGGGCAAGGGAGAAACATGAACTTCAAAGAGATCGTGAGACAGGCACGGATGCAGTGGCGGGATGAGACATACCTCACTGAACTGAGAGAGGCGATGAATCGAAACCGAACTCATCATGAAGCCCTGATCCGTTTGACGGCACCAGCTAGAAACAAACAAACACTATTCATAGGAGAAACAGAATGAACGGAAAACAAACAAAGGCAATTCGTAAATGGTGTGCAGCATCTTTCGAGGCAACCCCGCTCCATGAGCGTGGAGATCTGACACTGGAGGTCTACACCAACCGTGTGAAAGACTTCTGGAAGGCAACCCCGAACTTCAGGGTGTTCATGGAAGAGTCGATGCGCCAGCATTTCCTGAAATAACTACTTGACTCTGACAGTGAGGCGTGGTAATGTCTTCACACCTTACTGTCAGACGGCAGTCAAACATTGATAAACATTGGCAATATGGATTTAAATCGCAAGGTTGTTTGGGATATAAAGGAGGTGATCACAGAGCAGTAACTTACCGAACAGCACCCGACTGAAGTGTCGCACAGATGCGCTCTAAATAACCACTCGGCCGAAGCCTGATCGAGTAGAGCAAATTGCAAGGACATGAATGCCAGAGGAGTTTGATAATATGGAAAACGTATACGCATTAGACGCAGCAAAGGTAGCATCCCCGAATTATGGTTTCATGTTCCACATAGCTCAAGAACTCGCAGCGACCTGTGTGAAGGTTGCACTGGTTGGAATCATCTTGTACAACATCGCTGGCGCGATCACCGTACACAACCAGCAACAAGTAATCCCCGTCAAAATTGAACAGTCTCATCCTCCCGCTCCAGCAGCCGTTCGACTCACGTCAGAACAGATCGCATGGAAGCGCACTACGGATGCCCTCACTCTACTGGAATGCCCGACCGAGAAACTACGACGATTCACCCAGTCGTGTGTACTTGGCGCACAGGTTCCGAATGTCGATCCGGTCTTCATCGCTTGTCTCATTAAGACCGAATCTGAATTCAAACCGAAGGCAAGAAGTTCCATGGGATACAAAGGTGTCATGCAGACTCCGACCGCTACTGGTTACGTCGAAGCCGATACGATGCATGGATGCAACAAACTTCAGGACCACCTACAGGACACACACGGAAACCTCGTCAACGCACTGACGAACTATAAAGGTTCGCCGCGAACGATGGTCCGAGTGCATGGACGGCTGGTGAAGTCTGAAGGATACAAACAGGCGCTCGCGGTATTGGCACTGTACAAATCAATCAAAGCGAGGATCTAACCAATGAGTGAAGTGAAGGAACAATCGAAGGCAATCGCCAAGAGTATCATGCAGAAGATCCAGACCTACGGGTTCTGGTGTATGATCGTGTTCGGGCTAGGCGTCTGGGGTGGCATCGTGTATGTCAACTCCTCGCAAGCTGCGACAGTCACAACCTGCATCAAGCTGGGAGGGTTCGTGTTCGGCGGGAAGGTGTATGACATCGCTGAACGTCCCGGCCAGACTCCTACTCCACAGGCAATCGCGCCGGTAAAGTAACCGCACATACAACATCATCATCGCATAACCAAGAGGCTCTGGATTATTTCCAGAGCCTCTTTGCGTTTTATAAATACAAGGGAACGGAGGGCATTCAATATGTTATATAAATTCGCCGGGACACTCAACACATCACTGTACCGATTCGGTAAGCCCGATGCAGAGGTCAACGCCTACATCAAATTCGTCACGAAGCATGGTGTTGGCGCAGACGTAATCGGGTTCACATTCACAGTAGCACCAGATCTATATACATAAGGGGATTATAATGGAAAACGAAACAATCGAAACAACTGAGGCCATCGTAAAGAAGGGCTGGAACGAGATCCACTTCGCACTCATCTACATGGTTTTCGCACTCGCAGGAGTCTGTGCCGCGACGTACTATGACATCTCCCCACTGAACATCATGTCCAGTTCCGCCAATGGGGTCACCATCTGGCTGATCTCCATGATTGGCCTGATGACATTCCTCAATGGCCTGAAGTGCAACGTCGTGAATGAGATCGTCACGAAGCAGAACAAGGCACTTGCAATTCTGGTCGGACTGTTTGGAGTCGGAGTTGCTATCGTCATCCACGGGTAACATCATGCGGACAATATCTATAACGCTCATATTTGCCCTGTGCTGGGCGACACTCGCTTTCGGGACACCCTATGGGGATCAGATCATCGAGACGGCGAAAAGCTATTCCTACGTTCGTGAGCAGACCAATCACAACGATGCTCCGCAGATCGATGGGTGGATGAAGTATCTGGGACTGGACAACGCAGGACAGATACGGAGTACCGGCACCGGATTCTCATGGTGCATGGGATTCGTTCAGGGAATGTACCGCGAAGTGTATGCGATCTATTCCAAGAGAGTGCCGCTTCCCAGATCCGCCCGAGTGTCCGACGTTTACAAGATGGCCAAGAAGGATAAGTACCGGTACCAAGTCTTCACCGCTAAACAGGTTGAGAGTGGCGCTGTGAAGCTCAAGGTGGCCGACGTGATGATCTGCAGCCACAACAAGCGGACTGACAACTTCGACGGGCATACAGGACTTGTCATCGCACAGAACTCCAAAGCGTACTTCAGAACCATCGAAGGCAACACTGGCCCGAGCAGCAATGCCAATGATCAGCGCGAACAGACCGGGACCAATAAGAAGGTCGAGATGAATGGTGGAGTTCGATTCAAGGATCGAACAGTCAGACCAAGATCACCAACATTTTGTGTCGAAGGGTTCATCCGAACTCTGGACAAATCGTAGGCTATAAATATCAGAAGGAGAACGAGCAATGACCGAACCAATCGCAGTTGAACCAGTAACACCCGCACCGGTTGTATCGCCAGTCGCAGCACCGGTATATGATGATCCGCCAAACAAGGCACCCAAAGATAAGATCTGGGACTTCGTCTACTACAACTGGCACGTCATCCTGATCATCGGACTATGTATCGGGACCATCGTACTGTACCAGTTACTGGAGAGTACCAAAGCCGAAGTCATGAAGGCACAAAACACATTGGCAGTCGCCAAACAGGTTGAGGCGATTGACTCTAAGCTGGATGTGATCACGAAACGCGAACAAGATCTTTACCCGAGACTCGAAGCAAAGATCGCAGACCTCGAAGAAGCTCGTAAACAATTCAAAGCGGCTGAAGCCAGTCTCAAGGTACCCAGCCAAGGAGCAATACAAGATGATGTCAACAAACTCTCTAAAGCTGAAATTAACAGCCTGTTTAATACTTATGGCTATTCTACCTCCATCAGCGAGTGCAAGTAGCAAGATCTGCTTCACCAACGATGCGTCTGCTGGACTCGGGATATCCAAGATAGAATACACGGTGAAGCAGGACGAATACTTCACCGCGAAGTACACGATCTGTGATGCAGAGAGAGTCAATCTCAATGCACAGAATCTGGGACTGCAGACTGAGATCGATGGACTGAAACAGGACAAGACCCTACTGAACACTGCAGTGGTCAATTACAAGAAAGACTTCATCGATGCGAACGCCGCAATGGTGAAGAGTGAATCAAACAAGCCATCGAGACTCACATGGTTTGGAGCAGGAGCTTTGACGGCAGTGATCCTCGGATTAGCCGCAGCTATAGCAGTAAAATACTAAGTCTAAATGGAGTCAACGAAATGGTAAACAACGTATGCAGCACCGCATTCCTCACAGAGCACAAGGAAAGAAAAACAGTACTCAAAATGTTCCTCATCAGTGGGACAATGCTCACCGGAACAATCAACGGCTTCGACGACGAAAGCGTCATGATCGGTAAGTGTCTGGCTTTCAAACGTCAGATCACCTCAATCACCCCAAAGGAATAAGATGTCTCTTGACCTCGACACATTCAAAACCAATCTTGGAAACGTGGTGCGACCAAACAGGTTCGAAGTAATCATTCAACCTCCAGCGGTTATCAACATCAGCGACTACATTGACGGCACCAAATTGGTGATGCATGTGCAGAGTGCGTCCATCCCCGACAGATCGTTCAATGAGATTGCGATCAAGTTCTATGGAATGGAATACAAACTTCCCGGCAGTGAGGTCATCCAAGATCTCACTGTTACTTTCCTGAACGACAGTGACTGGGATATTCGAAGTCTGTTCGAGGCATGGACACAATTGATCAATGACAGATCCAATGGGATCAAGGGATATATGAAAGACCTCTTCGATGGGGTCTACATCATAGTGCGCCAACTCGGGACTGACCTAGACTCCGATGGGAATGCAACTATGCTTGCCGGATATCGATTCAGACATGTGTTCCCCAAGACTGTAGACCAGATCGAATTGAGTATGGAAGCGAACGACACTGTCGAAACATTCAATGTCACGTTCTCATACTCATATTGGGAACCGGAAGATGGGTATTCTGGAACAGTGCAAGCAGATCCACAGGGGTAAACGATGACAAAGAGTGGAGGAAGATCTACTGCGAGCGGCTCCCGACCGATGCCGGGAGTCACCAGCGAGAAGACTTCGACTGAAGTATGGCCGGGACCACGTTCCAATGTGGGTGAGTTTGTAAGTCAGTATGCGGACATTGCCGACCAACGGCAGTTCCATGTTGACTACCTGCTGAACTCATTCAATGACTTCGCCAGACCGAACCTGTACAAGGTCGAGTTCGTGTACCCAAAAGTGTTTGGGAATACCTACTCATTCATGTCAGACGAAGCCAAAAAGATGACTGAGATGACCGCGAAGACAGTCAACATCCCATCGTTCGATATCGGGAAGCAAGAGATCAAGCGATGTGGTCAACGTGTATTTGTCCCCATCAGTCAGAACTTCGGCGATCTCCAGATGACACTCATGTGTGACGATGAGTATACCCAGAGAAAATTCCTGCACTCATGGCTCAAACACATTGTCTATGACACCGACAGCAACTTCTATCACAAGGTGACTACGACACAGCTTTGCAAACTGATCATCAGACAGCTCGACAACAACTTCAATACCATCTTCGCGGCTGAGTTCACCGGAGTCTGGCCACATGCCATCGGAGAGATCCAACTGTCACAGGACAGTGATGGGCAGATCGTGGAGTTCCCGGCAACGTTCTGTTACTCAACCTACCAAATACTCTCTGACGGAACGGACTAGACAATGGCAAAGAATACGAATTTCTTGGACTTCTCCGAGTACATGAACATCGAAGAGTTCATCGTGAACGGGATCATGGATGACTCGACTACCAATGGGAGAACCCCAAGGTCGAATGGCATCCTGCGCCTCAACCGATTCGTCTGTATGATCGACGTCCTCAACCTACAGAAACTGTTCCCGAGCTTGGGTCACAACAATGAAATCTCCGGGGACAGCTCATCCGGTGGAGGATGGGGATCAAACTTCTTAGCATGGAATGTATTCAAGGTTGATTGCCCGTCACTGAGACTGGGGGTCATATCTAAAGAAGTTGATATGCGGCCTCGATACTATTTCGAGAACTGGATGTATGATGACTTGTCCATTTCCTTTCTGGAGTCCTCTGATCTAAAGATGCGTCACTTCTTCTTCGAGTGGATGGTGTCCGCACTTAGTTCTGTCACATACGCACGATCATACTACGATGACGTTATGTGTCCCTCAATTCATGTCTACCCATTGAACTTTCAAGGTCAGGCAGAACGATATGAAGTGTTCCGGGAACTGGTCCCATTTGATGTATCTGCCATTCCATTCGATGTGAGCGATAACGGAGAAACATTGGCACTAACTACTGTGAAGTTCAAGTACACTTCTCATGAGGTATTGTCACTACCACAATCGAAAAGTTCATAACATATTCCGAACCTAAATAATGATGTAACTAACCAACAAGGAGAATAACCAATGGCATTACCACAGATGAATCAAGATAGTTTCAGCTCAACCGAACTGTTGTCCGGTAAGAAAATAGGAATCAAACCATGGCGAGTCAAGGAAGAAAAGGATCTCCTGTTCGCTACCGAAGGTGTCGATGATGAGTTCGCCATCAGACGAGAGATCGTGAAGTTCATTAAGAGATGTGTAGATAACGTCTCGCTGTTCGATACACTATCCAATACTGATTATGTCTACCTGATCGCTCAGATCCGTAAGATGTCCAAGGGAAGCAAGCTAGAATTCTCGTACAACTGCTCGCACTGTGGGTTTCCACTGAGCGACGATGTATCTGTGGATAAGAATCTCCAGTCTAAGAAGTTCGATGCGTCAATGATCAAGGTCAATGGCGATCTGAATGTGGCGATCAAGGAAGTCCCTTTCCAAGTATACGATCATCTCACAACTACATACCTCAAGTCGAGTGAGTTCAATTACCACTTCGTCATTAAGTCCATCGACTCAATCGTGTATAAGGGCGAGGTATTCGATGCATTTACCGAAACAGAACTTATTGAGTTCATCGACCAACTCTCTTCAGTCGATTTCGGAGCAATGCGTGATAAGATATCTGCTGCCGGGGCTGAGATCTATCTCGAAAAGACCATCAAGTGTGGAAAGTGCAAGAAGGAAAGCGAAGTCCAGTTCGGTGACCTATACCGTTTTTTGGCTTTCTAATCCACGACATCACACTCCGGGACTTCTACAAGATGTACTTCTTCATGAAACGTTTTATGAATTGGAGTCCTCTGGAACTGGATGTAATGTCCCCCATGGAGTTGGAAATATATTACTACCAATCCATACAGGCTTATCGTGAGGAAAAGGGAGTCGCATAGTAGTGATGTCGTGAATAACTAATTTCTACTTCTTATAAATACCAGTGAAGCTAATTTATAGGAGGTAGAATATGTATAGCAGACAAGAATTTAGATACCACTTTGTATACAAGACGACAAATGATGTCAATGGAAAGATCTATATAGGTAAACGCTCGACCAATGACATGGGAGATGGTTACATTGGATCGGGTAAATTGCTCAAGTATGCAATCTACAAATACGGAAGAGAGAGCTTCAGTAGAGTAGTATTACAAATGTTTACCGAAGAACTCGATGCATACCAATATGAAGCGAGTATTGTTGATGAAGAGTTCGTTGCACGAACTGATACATATAATCTTCGAGTCGGTGGAAAGGGTGGGTTGAGAGGATTGCACCTCACCCAAGAGCATCGAGATAGAATTGGAAAAGCACATAAAGGTAGGAAGCTATCGGTCGAACGACGCGAACATATGTCTCTAACTCGTAAAGGAAAGTCATTCCACACCGAAGAGCATATAAAGCATCTATCAGAGCGAATGACCGGGAATGATTTCGCCAAAGGACATGTTCCATCCGAAGAAACAAAACAGAAACGGCGCAAGGCAATGGAAAGAGTTACGAGGGGTCCAGAGTGGGGGAATGCAATCTCAGACGGAAAGAAAGCCAGATATGCGCGGGATCGGGAATTGGGCATCGACAATTCAGAAACCAGACGGAAGATCGGAGATGGTAATCGTGGGAAGAAGCACAGCGATGAAACCAAGAAGATGATGTCAGAGAAGCATAAAGGCATGCAGAACAGCCTTGGCCACCGGCAGACAGAAGAACATAGGCGGAAGATTTCAGAAGCCAATAAAGGCCGACTAAAGTCTCCAGAGGAACGCATTGCCATCGGGGAACGGAAGAGAGCTGAGTGGGCGGTGAAGAAAGCAGCCAAGGCACTGGAAGAAATCAATCAGGATCTTGGATAAACCGAATGGAATAAATAATGGGGAGGGCGATTGTCGTCTTCCCCATTTGATTATCAGGAGATGTACCATGGATATACATAAACTGCTTGTAGATAGATCTGCCCGAGTTTCCCATACCCTAACAAAGCTGAAGAACAGCTACACCAAGGAATTATATAAGTTCTATAAGAAACCGAGTAAGAATTGTACACAAGAAAATCTAGACAAGATACATAAGATATATAACTCCGTTAACGAAGTGCATGATATGTATCAAACAATTGTGTCTGATACATCATACGACACAGTGTTACATAATGAAGCCATGTTGACCGAAGTCGATCTACTCACAAAACATGGCTCAAAAATCTACACACTATTGAATGCGTTTGATGAAGTATACCTACCATCTCGTCTCATTAACCTTATACCGAAGATGTCTAAGATGGTTAATGGGTATATTGGTTTCAAGAAGACTAATATGCCACGGGAGTCGAGAGTAAATCAACATGGCCTTATACTCGGCAATGCGATACATGCACATAAGAATATAAAGACCCTACACAAAGATGTACGCACATCCCTGAAACATAAGCTGGGTGTGAGTAAACTGGGATCATTAAAAGCACATACCAGAGCTGGCTCATTTGCACTAGGCGGCGCAGCAATTCTAGCCAGTGGATTCCTGAAATCCAGTGGACTCGCCATTGCTGGTTCTGCACTAATCAATCACCAGCACAAAAAGATCGCCAAATTCCATGAATTACATGATAAACAGACCGACTCAATCGGGGAATTTAAGAAGCGGCTCAATGCTGCACTGACTGGTATGCGTAGCAAACCAAATCAACCAGATCGTCTTCAACCACGTCTTATCGGCAAGCACACGGAAGATGTTTCGAAGGCGATCAAAAAAGTTGTCGGAGCCAGCAAGCAACGGAAGCACGCACGCAATACCAGATACCGTAACAAAGCTGCTGGTGGTGGTTCCTTCAAAGCCAAGAAGAACACTCACATCCTCGTCGGGGATAACCCCGGTGGTGTTGAGCAGGTTGCGGTAACCAAGAACACGCATTCATTGATGGGTGGTAAGACCCATGGGCCGACACTTCTTCATCTGAAGACAGGCGAACAGATATCTGCCCATCCACTATCTGGGAAGGGATCGTCATATGTAGATCCTTCTAGCATGGTTCCTACTACGAAGATAGGTGACACACCAACTGCGAAGTTCGGTGGTGGTACAGGTCCGTCTCCTTCTCCGATTGATGTACATCCGACACTTCTTCATCTGAAGACAGGCGAACAGATATCTGCCCATCCACTATCTGGGAAGGGATCGTCATATGTAGATCCTTCTAGCATGGTTCCTACTACGAAGATAGGTGACACACCAACTGCGAAGTTCGGTGGTGGTACAGGTCCGTCTCCTTCTCCGATTGATGTACATCCGATTGTAGTTGCTATCAAAGAACAGACTGCACTGGTAACTAAATTGCTGGCCGACACTGAGTCGTATCACCGCGAGCAGATGAACAAGATGGATGACGCCGCGAATGCATCGAAAGGATATGGGAAGAACACTGCTACTCCAGCGGGACTGACTAATCCATCTATAATTCCATCGACTGACGGGACTGACGGTAAGAAGAAGGATGATGGCGATGGGTTCTTCGGTACCATTTCAAAATATTTAGAGGGTGCTGCGGCGGGTACCTTACTTAGTAAATTCCTTCCCAAGGGCGGATTGATCAGTAAGGGCATTGGAATGGCCAAGACTGCCGCGAAGCTAGGTGGTGCGACAAAAGCTGGACTCGGCACGGCTGTACTCGGCACGGCTGGTGGATACCTTGCAGGAGGGGCCGCATCAGATGCAATGGGGCTTGATCAGAATGGTACCGCACGAAAGGTAGTCACTGGTGGTGCTGCGATGGCCGGTGGTGTGGGTGGGTTCGGTCTTGGTGGATTGATGGGATGGAAGACACTTGGAAAGATGTTAGGAAATACTGCCGAGAAGGTAGCGGCTCCTGCCATAGATGCTGTGTCGGCTGCGGCACCTACTGCGGCGAAGAGTACCAATGCACTCGCTGGGCTGACCAATTCTGCGGTTCCTGAAGCTGCTTCTGTACTTCCCGAAATTGCTACTGCAGGTACCAAGACAGGAATGGTTGGATCGGCCCTGAAGTTCATAGGAAAGAAATCCGCTGCTTTGGACCCACTGGCGGCTGCTGCTATAGCCGGTGGGGTGACCAAACTCAATGGCGGGGGGAATGGTGAATCTGCAGGTGCAGGGATTGGTGCTGGAATAGGCTCTGCACTTGGAGACGTGATTGGTGTGCCACTGGCTGCTGCTGCTACTACTGCTACTGCTGGCACTGTTGCTGGTGCGCCTCTTGCTCCTGTCGTGGGTGGTGCAACTTTAATTGCAACAAACATGGCGGTCACTGCATTGTTCACTACAATTGGTGGCAAGATAGGCAGTCTATTCGATAGACAGAACAAGCTCGTAGATGGTCAGATAAAAACCATAGACAAAACCAAAGGAACCAATGCCATCCAGACACTCCAAACGGATACTGGCTTTATTGGTGGCAATGGTGCGACCGGCAATGGTGCGACCGGTACGCCGAGCATGGCCAGTCGATTCATGGGTTTTGGTATAGGATCACCATCATCGATTAAGCCGGGGTCTGCTTTGGCGAAGACGAGAGAGGCAGGGATGGCACAGGCTGCTACTGCTGCTGGCATCACAGATCCAAAAGAACATGCATCGTTCATGGGACAGATGAGTCATGAGTCTGGTGGGTTCGGTGCGGTGAAAGAAAACATCTCAGATGACAAAGCAAACAAAGACTACGCTGGAAAAAATGGAAACAATATGCCGGGAGATGGTGCTCGCTACAAAGGAAGAGGCTTCGTTCAGCTTACCGGGAAGGGCAACTATGCCGATATGTCCAAGAACCTTCAACAACAGTTTCCGGGCATCGACCTTGTGAAGAATCCCGAACTGATGGAGCAGGATGCAGTCAACCAAGCTGCTACGATTATGTTCTGGAAGAAGAGTGGGGCCGGAAAATATGCGAAGGCCGGTGATCTGGAGAACGTTTCTAAATCAATCAATGGGACGAACAAGAACACTGGACGTGCGAATGGTGCGGATGATAGAACCAATAGGACATATCAATATCTAAACCAGTCAGGAAATGGCGGGGTCCCGACTCCTCCCAATGCCTTTGATAATGCTGTCAATAGTGCAACTTCATCGGTCGCTGATACGGACCCGCTTGGTCTTAGTAGTGATAGAACTGATGCAATACGACGAGCAGACTATGCACGTATTGCCGGTACGCGACCGACTGCGAAACACAGTGGAGCAAGTCTCCCGGCACAGATCGATGCACAGTCAGATGTCGCAGTTCCGCCGACAGCGACATCACCAATTAAGAAGGCTCCAGTCCCGAGTGCTCCACCGAAAGTACTTCCTCCTGCTGACTTGGTCAAGGCACATATGGATCATCAGATAGTGACCAGCCAAGATAAACAGAAGACTACCGAGAAGGAGAGATTAGAAAAGTCTGTCCAGACATCCATTCTTCAGAACATGAACGGGGGTAGCGGAACCACTATAAATAACACTAGCAATAGCAAGGGTAGTAACAGTGGACCCACCATCATAACAACTGGGGATACTTCAATGATGGCAATGTACAACATGTTCATCGGTCAGTCGGCATAAGGAGCAACAAATGGCTTTAATATTCCCAGAAGATAGTTCATCCAACAAAGCAAGAGTTAGATTCAAATCTCTGTCATGGAAAATGGGGCAACCAAATCTAACCAATACCAAAGGAGTTAATACAGTTCCCGGTGGCGCTGAAATTCAATTATATCTTCCCGGAAACTTCCAAGAAGGATATGGAGCGACATGGGGCGACGAGGATGTGTTTACTGCGATGATCGATTATAATGCAAAATGGGCGAGCGCTGCCGAATATGGTAAGACTCTATTCAAACAACATACCGGTGGAATGTTCAATGCAGCAATGTATGACGATGGAGTGACGGCACTCCCCGGTAAGTTTCTGGTATTTGACTCTGGAAAGGAAATCACACTCAACTTCAATTTCGAACTGATTCCACGTAACCAAGGTGAATCTATTGTGATTAAGAATATAGTCGATACATTCAAGAACGCCATATTGCCGATTTATGATGGGGCTTACCTGAGATTTCCCGACATATGGGACATTCAATTTCTTGGCATCGAAGGACCGGGGTTCCCAGATTCACCAAAAGCATACACTGCAATGGCATTGGTTGGGCTTGTGCCGTCATACATTGGTGGTGCCAGTAGTCTAACATATTCGGATGGGTATCCGGTTGGGATTGGTCTGCAACTCTCATTCCAATCTGTCAAGAAACCATATCTTGATAGGGCGAAATAACAATGGCATCTACTACTACAGAATTCTCATACTTCGACCAGTTCCCAGATGTAGTCATCGACTTGACACCGTACTTCACCTCAATCAACACAGACCAGCCGTACACTTATTCGTTCACGAATGTACAGCCAGTCCAGACAACACTGAAGAACCTATTCGATCAAGTGGACTTGGTAAACAACTTCACGGATATTTCGTTCTTCACTTCATACAGCATCGCGGATGGCGAGCGACCCGAGAATGTGTCGAACAACTTCTACAATACCCAGAACAACTGGTGGATACTTGCCATCTTCAACAACATGAAGAACATCATCAATGATTGGATAATGTCGGAGCCGCAACTCCAAACCCTATCGGATATCTACTATTCGAAGGAAGGTAAATACAGTAGAGCAACATACTACAACCTTCTCTTCGAGCGCAATGAGATTCATCGAAACATCCTTGTGCTCAAACCCATCTACGTCAACGATGTGATCTCCGCATTCAGAAACGAAATAGAACAACTAGGATAACCAAATGGCCATCGGGCAAAACAATATAAACAACTTCCAACTCAAGAAGGTTACCATCAAGACGTATGACCTTCTACCACAAGCAGTTGGTGAATTGAACATCTACGAAGGGATCACCAATCCGGGGATCACTGGCGGGATCACGATAGCAGACTGGCAGGGATACAATGAACTCGGGCAGATCTTTGGCGGGGATGATATCACCATTTCATTCTCTAGTCAGAACAGAGATGATCTGGTCCTGAAGTATAAGATCTATGCGTCGAAGACCAGTGCAAGTATTGGCGGAACGCAACAGCCGATCACATATTACTTCTGCTCTCCTTGGCTCATAGATGCCTTCACAAGGCAGATCTCCAAGTCGTATAAGGACAAGTATGCACATGAGATCATAGTGGATCTACTGACCGAATGTGGAGCCAACATAGGGTTTGTCGAACCATCGAAGCAGAAGCTGCCAAGATTCACGACACCACTGTGGACCGCGATCAAATCGATCCATCATATCCTCTCATTCATGGTGAACCAGCAGGGTGCCGGGGGATATGTGTTCTGGACCGATATGAAGACCGGTAAGGTCAATGTGACGACGATGGACTATCTTCTCAAGGGATCGTATGGAAAGGAACCCAACAAGTTCATGAGCCTTCCACTGAATGAATTCTATGAGAGCCGTGTTGATGATCTCACATTCGAATCCTACTTCGATATCATTCAGGCATTGAATCAGGGAGCGGCGAAGACGATTCAGCAAGCATACAACTATGACAAGAATCTTCCATACACGTTCAACAAAAGTATCAATGAAGTTCCGTATACTCACCTGTCAACGAAATTCCCGATCAATGCATCGTACAACACGGAGAAGTATGCAACTATCAAGGGATGTTACATATATCCAATGAAGGATGATCAGGTCACCGACGACAAGATGTTCAGCGATCTGGTTGATGGGAAAGCAAAAACTAGATACGTGAGATTGTCTGCAGATACATTCAAGATAAACATCATTACCAATCCAAACTCTTCCCGAAGAGCTGGTCACTTGGCCGAACTCGAATACCAGTCAACAGATAAATCAATAGTCACCAAGAATAAACTGTACAGTGGAATGTATCTCATCCGAAACATTCGACATGCGATCTTCAATGGGACTTATACCCAAGCAGTCACGCTCATCGCAGATGGGTTCAAAGAATCTAAGAACGACCTGATCACTTGGTAAGGATAGGATATGAAATCATTCAAACAGTTTGTCAGTGAGTCACTCGACATCTCGAACAATCCAAACTTCTGGAAGTGGTTCGATGACAGTAAGGTGGTAGACAATCAAGGCAATCCTCTAGTGGTGTATCATGGGTCGGGCGCGATGTTCGATACATTCGATAAGGATAGGATTGGTCAGAATTACGGAGAAAGTCATGGTGGTAGCCGAGGGCATGATGGGTTCTTCTTTACCACTAGAAAATCAACCGCAGATTACTATGCATCGGGACACTCTACTGATACCAGAACCATCGAGGCATACCTTAGCATCCAACGTCCTTTCATAAAAGAGGTTCCTGACTATTCGTATGTTGGTGACGGAATGGATATGGGGGTCGATTTCGAATCGTTACGTGAGAAGGGATTCGACGGTGTAATGGTTACATCACATCAAGGTTCTTTCATTGCCGCATTCGAACCCACTCAGATCAAATCCGCTACCGATAACAACGGTGACTTCAATCCCAACAACCCAGACATAACTAAGTAGGTGACCATGAAATCATTCAAACACATACTACACGAAGCAATCAATGTAACAGACAATACAAACTTCTGGAAGTGGTTTGGTAAATCTGAGGTTGTGGATAGACACTCCAATCCGCTGGTAGTTTATCATGGCACGGACGCAAACATAATTGCTTTCAATCCACATCACCCTCCAGTGAATGATGATGGCTATATGGGGAGAGGTTGCTACTTCATTTCCTATATCACCGATGCATCGGGTTATGCTGATATGGCTGCGGACTACAATGAAGACTGGGGAGATGGCAGAGGCAATCCCACGGTCTATCCAGTATATCTTTCCGTGCAGAATCCATACAATCTCAAAACAATGAACAACAGTGGATCGTATGGTATGGAGAGAGACAAAGTCGAAGCATGGACTGATGAATTGATTGCACAGGGATACGACGGCTCGACAAATGGTGCTGGTGAATGGTGTGTGTTTCATGCAACCCAGATCAAATCAGCAATCGGAAACAATGGCGACTTCAATCCCAACAACCCAGACATAACCAAGTAAGGAGAACGAATGTACGGTATTGATATGGGTCTAAATGGATCAGATTGTTCGCTGGAAGGAATCAAGATCGCCAAGGTGATATCCAATGGAGATCCGAAAGCACAGGAGCGTGT